CTGCTGCTGCTCCTGCTGCTGCTCCTGCTGCTGCTCCTGCTGCTGCTCCTGCTGCTGCTCCTGCTGCTGCTCCTGCTCTCGTTCCCGTTCCTGCTCCTTTACGTCCCAACCATCCTCTCCCTCCCCCTCTCCGAACTGATTTTTCGGATGATTCTTCTACGGTTTCTGAACATACTAGAATACATCATGATGCCCCATTGTCGGATAGTACAAAACAATTTGAAGAACAAGTAAAAAGAGAGAGAGCCGGTTCCGAATTACCCAATTGGACAAAAAACCTCCACGAAAATTTTTTTAGACCCATTCCCAAAATTCCAGGTGTCAATACAAGTACAAATACCTCGCCACTACCAAACGGTGATGGTGATACCGAACATACCCCCAGTACCCAACCGACGGCGGCGGTTTCTTCCCTGACAGCCACTGAACCACCCAGTCAAGTGACACAAGCTACCCAAATGACTCAACCAACGGAAACCGTTTCCTCCCTGACAGCCACTGAACAACCCAGTCAAGTCAATCAAGCTACCCAAGTTACACAACCAACAGAAGCCGTTTCCTCCATCACCGCCGCGACCGCCGCGACCCAGGTAGTTCCGTCTTCCCGCCCAATGGTCCTGCTCAACGAATTCTATGTGACCTTTCAGATAGATAGTTCGGGCACCATGTTGCATCCCATGACAGTAAAACGCGATGCGTCTGGGGGCGACATAAAGTTGTATTTGGACCCCTCGTCCAATACGGCTTCGCTTACCTACGAAGACCTGACCGTATGGTACAATGCTGCCATGAACAATGTCATGGAAGAAACGCCTGACCTGAGTGCCAATATGCCTGATTCTTACCTGGTGACCTTCAAGCGGTACCTCCCAGAACCAGGTACAGGGCCTGGGCCTGCACCTGTACGTGTAGCGCGACCGGAACCAGTGGAAAAGGAACGCATGGTCCTGAAAAATGGCGAGATGCTTTACCAAGACCCTGATATTAGCGATTTGATGGCAAAAAAAAGAGAACTGGACATCATATACCGGGTATTATCGGCGACGATTACCGGTTCAAATAACGATTCAACCACGGCTACTACTAATATGGTAGATACTGCTGCGCCAATCATATCCGAAACTGCCAATGTACCTGTCGTTACTGCCGTACCCATCACAAGCCCGGGCTCTTTACCCGTCGCAACTGCGGCCGAGGTGGTGGCCGCGGCCGCCCCCGCCGACGACAAGTGGCCCAAGATTCAAGGACCAACCTTCAAGAATGGATAATTCAGATGTGAACCGGTGTCAGGGGCGGTCACGGGACATGTTCCAAGAATGCGTGGGTATATTCTGGCAACCATTGACGGTACGTGTGGTCCAGTTTTATCAAATAGTCCAACGGAATATCCTCTTCGCCCTTGCGGTCGCGCTTCTGGATCCGTTTCAAACATATATGGGGGTCCACATCCAGGAAGAAGACGGCGTCCGGGTAGTACCGTTCCATCACAGACGGCGTGAAGAAACTCTCGTAGATGTTCATTTCAAATGCCGATATTTGGTTGGCCTCTTTCAACATGGCACAAAACACATGCCGACTGGCCGCCAGCGAACGCTCACATACAATGATTTCACACTCGGGGTGGGTGGTTATGGCCTCATCTATGGATTGCATGATGCTATGAAAGACCACGGTTTGAAATGTGAAACTGTAGACGGCCGGACATTTGTAAAATTTTTGGAGAATGGATTCGCCGTCGGTGGGATCGGTGAGCCGCATCCAGGTGTCCACCGGTTCGCGCACCACCACGACTCGGCGGGGATTCACCCGGACCTCCAGTTGGTCCAGGAGACTTGTTTTACCGGCCCCAATGTTGCCCTCCACGGACAATATGTAGGGACGGGGGTGCATGCTCGTTGGGCGCGGGGGCAGGGCAAGGCAAAATGCCAGGAGCTCTTCCAGAGGGTCTTGAATACGGGTCATTTTCTTAGGTGCGGGGTAGGTGGGGTCTACTGACGTCATGTCATCTCTCGGGATACCATGACGCTAAATTCAATTTTTCAAAGTGGCCAAGGTGGCATTGGCGGGCGAGGACGACCCCGACCCTTGGCTGTATATCACGTAGGTCACCATACCCATGTTCGTCAAAACGGCCATGAAAATGGCCGCCAAGAAAGCGACATGGTAGGTATCCATCACTGTGACACAGATATATTTATTGTTGCATTTATTGTTGTCAAAGACGGAAAGGGACAAGACTGGATAACGGTCGTCCTCGTCTTGCTCATATTCGGGTCCGTCTTCGTCCTCTTCTTCTTGATCATATTCTTGGTCGTCCTCGTCATCCTCTTCTTGGTCGTCTTCCAAGTCATATTCCAGTTCGTCGTCTTGGTCGCCTTCGGGTTCACTCTGCACCTGGACCTGGACGGTTTCCACGGTTTCCACCGGTGCCGACGAAACAGGTACAGATGCGGAAGTACCATGTACATACTTGCGCAAGTGGTTACGGAGGCCGTTCTTGGTCTTATAGATACGTTCACACTGAGGACAGGGAAACGCGTTAGGTGGGGGGGTGCTGGTCATTTCGTTCATAGCCCGAAAGGATCATATACTTGGGTCTATTGGGACGATTCTAAATCGGTTTCAGTAGGCATCTTCATTGTCATATTCGTACAGTTCGCGGTCCCCTTCGTCATACTCGTCTTCGTCCCCTTCATTGTCATCATTGTCCTCATTGTGTGCCTCGTCAGGGTCCTCTTGGTCGTCGTAATCGTAGTCGGGGTCGTCTTGGTCCTCGCTCCCAGCACCGAACCGTTCCTCCACCGTATCGTCCACGAATTCCGCCACCTCCTTTTCAAACTGCGCGTCGTTCTCCTTGAGCAGGTCTTTGGCATTGACACTCCAGCGGTTCAGTTTGAACACCTTTTCCATGTACATGTACCGGCGGTCACTCTCCGTCGCTTCTTGGAACGTCCGCATGATGCGCGCCTTTTCCTTGAACCGCGACTTTTCCACCTCGCGCATGATGTCCGCGTACGACATGTTGGCGATTTTCTTATCCGAATACAGCATTTCCATCATGGCCACCATCCACTGCGTCGCGGTCTGTTTCGTCTTGGTCCCCGCCGACGTTTTCGGGAGCCGATGGCATAACATCACCACCTGGTCAAAGAGGGAATAGCCCACGAATTTAAGCAGTTCTTGGACCACCGTCTCGGAAAACAAGCGGAAATATCGCTGTCCCGCCTTGTCAATCGGTGCCTGCACCGGCAGCAGTTGCATCAGGCGCACGGTATCCAACAGGGCCGCTTGCCATTCCTGAATGAGGGAGGCAAATTCGGGGTCGGGGGACGCAAACCGAGCAAACCATTCGCGGTTCTTGTTGAGAAACGTCGTAATCACTTCTTGGTGCTTGGCCCCCATCTCCCAATGCTTCGGGATGCGCCATTCCTTGTAAAACTGGCGGTTGAAGATCATGGTCGGAAGGATCTTGACCAAAAACACCATGGCGTTCTTCATGAACTGGGCCACCGCTTGGAGGTCGGTCGGACCAGTGGCTCCCCATTCGGTCCACTGAGACAACACCCGGTCGGCAAAATCACGCTGGGTACCTTTGGGTACGAATTGGACAATGCGTTCCCGGGCGGCCTCATTGTAAGGACCCAGTACGTTGACCAACGCGTCGGAAACGGCGTGCATGCCTTCGGTGTCTCCCCCTTTGTCACCTTCGTTACCTTTGTCACTATTCACGGGATGCTCCAATAGCATGATTTGGGGGTCGTATTTGACCAAGACCGCCAGGAGTTCCCGGCGTACCGTGTCCAAACGCAAAGGCACGGATCCGGCGCCAGCCATCGCCTGCCCCACTGCCAAGAATTCGGTCAGGACCTTGACCGCCGTGGGGGTTATAAATTGAATGTCCACGTGCACCCGCCGCGCCACGTTGACCCGGCGTATCAAATGGTCGTAGTCCTCCCAGCTGTACTTGCGCCCCATCTGTTTCAGCGCCTGAATCTTTTCGGTCAGCGTACCACGGGGCGCGTACCGCTCGGCCGCCGGCTTGGTCGCACACACGGGCAACAGGTACTCCGGGATGTCTTGGTCCAACCGGTCAAATTGGCAAAAATGGATAAACGCCGCGTAGATGAGCTCTTCGGCGGGACCCGACGTCACCTCCGGACGCACCAAGCGGGTGTCGTCGCTGAATAGGTACATCGGTGCCTGGGTGCGCCGGCGCATGTGGTCCAACCGGGTTTGGTACTGGGCCATGTTCCGCAAAAAGGCCACCAAGACGGGCGATTCACGCATAAAGTACTGCAGGGTCGTCTCTTGTGCCGCCGTATCATTGCAGCACGCGTTTTGGATGAAGGGCACCCCCACCGACGTTTTGAGCAGCACCTCCTTGCTGCGCACCACCCGATGAATCGCCTCCACCACCCCGTAGCCGTAGCGAATGGCCTGCGATTGCAGTACCAGAGGGTTCTCGGAGAGAGAAGGTCCCCCCGGGACCGGGAGTCGGTCCATCACCCCAATCTCCACGATGGGTGGTAACAGGTGCCGCCATGTTTCCAGTTGGTAACGTTCCGGAATGGCGAATTCATCGGGATGTTCCGCACGGTAGGTGAGCTGACGCTGGTAGAGATCATATACATCCTTGCGGGTTTCCAAGATGCGCTCCAGGGTCTTGCGCAGCATCTCTTGAATGGTCTCCTTTTTAATGTTCTTGACGCTGTTCCACGGCGGCACCGAACTCTTGACCAGTTGCAGAATGCAAACCAAGTATAGGATCCCACTCTGGTCCTCGGTGGATTCCGTCAAGGGATACCCGGTAAACGACTTGACGCACCCGGGCACCGTTTTCTTGGTACGAATCGGAGGCAAGGATGTTTGGATCCCGACCAACAGCGCAGCCATCGTCAAAATGATCACATACTGATGTTCGTAGGTTTTGTATTTGGCGGCGAGCTTGGCCGCGGGTTCGTTGCTGCGCAAGGACAGGTCGCGGATAAACTCGTCGCGGGGTTTCACCAAGACGGCGTGAAGTTCCAACACGGTGCGCAACACGAACCCGCGGAGATCGTTTTGGGATTCGGTGGCCGGGGGGAGCTCCATGGCCTGGTAAAACGTGTGGTAAACATTCTTGACCATCTGATGCAGTTCGGTATCGGTAGCGGTCACGCCAGTAGCGGCCGCTGCTGTCGCTACCGCGGCCCCCTTGTCCGGAGTGGACCACGGGTCCGCGGCGGCGGCGCCCCCACTCTCCTCGGGAGGAATGACCAAGGCACTGGCCGTCTTGATGCGGAAACCGTGTTCATCGTAGAGTTCTTCGTTGACCCATTCTATCTTGGTGAGGATGTACCCACTGTGCTTGTCCACAATGGCGTCACCGTCGTCGCTCAACATTTGAAACTGCGTGAGTTGCTCCAGACGGGCCTGGTACCCCGGTTCCCCCTGAGTCACATACTCCTTGGCCAGGTCATGGAAAAACGCCGGCAGCAGTTTGGTATTCGTCTGGGTACAGTAGAGCCAGTGGGCATCCTCGCCCAATTCTTCCGTCATGGCCCGGCGCAGCGCCCCCGTCTGGAAAAAACGGACCAAGTCGTGTTGCCGTTTCGCGAAATCGGACTGACCCAAGATGTCGTCGCGCAATTTGGTATAAGGGGATACCGGGGGTGCGGGGGCTTCGGCGCGAGCTCGGGCCATCTGGGCCCCCAAGGCATGGGCCAAGCGGCTGTATTTTTGTTCCGTCACCGTTCGTAGCCGCTCTTTCGCGACCAAGAGCCGCGATGCTTGCAGGACCCAGGTTTCCATCCGTTGGGCCATGTCTTCTTGAGACATTTCCAGGCGCGAGGCCATTTCTTGGACGGCGACCTGTTGCCGCATCTGCTGGATGCGGCGTTCAGCGGAAGCAAAGGGGTCGCAGGTAGCCAGGCGCGGGTTCTTGAAGCACATCGGCTGGGCGTCGCACCAAGCTTGGTTGAACTGCTTGGCGGCGCTTGACCCGACTGCCTTCTTGGGCCCCCCGGTCGGGAACGCGGCCTGGATCAAATACGACAAATCGGCAAAGGATTCCTCCAGGACCGACGTGTCCCGGACCCATTTGTTCTTGACGCGACGGTAGAATTCCCGTTCCGATTGAGCGCCTTCGGTCTCGCTGTCCTTCTTGGAAACCACGTCCAACATGGCATACTCCCCCTCTTTCACGCGTTTCTTCTTGGCAACCAACGTCTGGGCCAGTTCACCCGCGGCCTCCTTGGCAATGCCGTGTTTCTGGGTCAAACTGACGGTGAGTAAATCCAGGAATTCGCGCATGGCCTGGCTTTTCTGCCCGTCCGCCTTGTCCGTGGTCGGCATATCCGCCTTGTATTCGTTCAAAAGGGAATAGGGGGTATCGTCAAACTCGGGGTCGTAGAAGACGTCGTCTTGGTAATTGTCCTTTTGCAAATCGCCGAGCGACGTGTACCGCTTGGTCAGGAAATACCGGCTGCATTTCCCATTTTTGGTGGGTACCTTCGTTCCCTCGTCTTCCAGACCGTCCACGGCCTCCGCGTCGTCGGGGGCCGCGGCCGCCTTGAGAAACGCGTCGGCCACCACATGATGAAGCGTAGCATTGCGCATCAGCAACGTAAACAGCGCCCCGTAGTCCCGTTGGGTAAATTCCTGGATGATTTCCGAGGCCGAGGTAGGCATCCACGGACGGTCCGCGTGCAGCTTGAACAAGCGGTAAGCGTCCAAGAAAATTTCGTAAAGGGTCCCTTTGTCCAGGAGTTGCCGCGCCAGATTATGTTCCATCATATGGGTCACATGCGACGGCGGAAACAGCCGCTCATATTTTTGTTCCAATTTGCGGTACCCCTCTTTGCGCGCATAAAACTGTTCTTTGTAGGCCTGGGCGCGTTTCCCCATGAAATACCGGATGCGGTTGAAAGCAGGATAAGGAAGAGAATCCATGGTCACCGCAAACGGTTCCAAGGCCGCCAAGAAATCGCGGACATTGAGCCCTTCAAACGTGGACCAAGAGGTTTGCACCAATTCCACCAGGTCAAAGGTGGCGGGAAAGATGGTATTCAGGAAGCTCCTATACATGTCTTGGGTGAGGGGCGTCTCTTCCATGAGGGTCGGGTCCAGGGTGTAGTTTTGCATTCCACGCATGAAGTTCTTGGTCAGAATCCCCGTCTTGGCAGCGCGCTCCTTGGCACCGCGTCGTTCCGCCGCTTTGGCACCGCGTCGTTCCGCCGCTTTACGCGGGGCCAGCGTGGAAAAGTAGTCGGCATCCAGGTCATCCACGACAAAGGTCGTGACCCCCCCGGACTGACCCAAGGACCGGAATTTAAGCCAATAACTACTGCCCCACAAGGTGCGATGCATGATGTCCAGGGCAGGCAGATGCACACGCGAAAACTGGGCCACCGACGCCGGCAACGTGAGCCACGACTGGACCGCCATCGGTTCCCCGTGGCCCATACGCCGGGGATGGAAGACGCGGCGGTTGTCCTCTGAACGCTCCATGTAGGTGGCCGCGTCACTAAAACGCTGTACCAAGAAGGAGGTCGGTTTCAGCGCCGTATATTTAGCCTGGGAGGCCGCCGCCGACGCCGAAAATTCACGGCCGTAGACGGCATTGTCCACAACCGACTCCCACCGGTCATTGGCGACCGTGAAGACGGTGAGTACCGATTTACGTGGTACCACGTCGTCGTAGGTGGTGAGGGGGGCGTCAGAGACCGGATGGAAATAGGGGTCCAGCGTCTCCATCCAGTGCCGGTACGGATTGACCACGCCGTGCATGGCATCGTTCTTATAATCCCGAAAGGCGTCCGCCAACGGTTCCACGTCCAGCGGCAAGAGCACCGTATCCCCCGGCTCGGTGAAATCGCTCGCCGATTCGTCGTCCAGGTAATACATGTTACGCCGGGTCTGCGTGACGGGCATCAACCACGCGAGGGGCACCGTTTCAGGTACCAAGACGTGTTCCAACAGGGGCTTGTACCGCGTTCCCCGGACGCGCACCCCTTGAATCTGGTGGGTATAGGGGTCCACCAACGAATACGCCTCACGCAATTCCCGGAACCGGTCCAACAGGCGGTGAATGCCCTGGGTCACTTCCAGACTGCGCTGGGCGTTGGGAATCTCGGCCAGCAGTTCGTTCATCAGACTGGTCAACTGGGTCTCAATATTGAAAACCATCTCATATTGCTCCTGTTCCACGTACTGCTCCACGACATTGCGGTCCTTGCCAAAGAACAGTTCGTCCGCCTCCAAATACTGCTCTTGGAGCGTCTGGTCCAGGGGCACGTCGTACTCAATGGATTCGGGGAGAAACAACATCACCTCGTTGTCCGGCGTGTACTCTATGGAGGGGGTGGCCGAGGCCGCGGCCGAGCCTTCTTCGCCGCTGTCTTGGTCCTCTTCCCCCTTGGCCTCGTCCTCGGCCTCGGCCCGACGAGCAGCGGACGGCACCGACCGCAACACAAACTTCTCAATATGCAAATCCTCCGGAAGCCCCCGATAGCTAAAATCAATGTATATGATCTCTTGGGACGGATGCAAAGTGACTTCTATCTGGTCTTCTTCTAAATGGGTGATTTTACCTGTGAGCGGGTCCGTGATACCCACGAAAAAAATATCCACCCACTGTTCCGGAAGAAGACCCTTTTGACGGGCGTACCCGGGCTCTTTGGCCCGCGTGAGCAAATCTATCCGCCGAATAGAAGACGGTTCTTGAAGATGTCCGTTGTCATCCAGGCGCAGTACCACCGCGTCCAACGTGGTGGTATCCACCAAACGTAAATGGTCGTCGTCAATGTAATCCACCAGAAAGGTGCGTTCGTTCATGTCTAATTTCACGGTACTGGGGCTGGGACTTGGTTCTGCCGTGTCCGAGGTTGGAGGCCTGGTAAATACCTGAATGATATCACCATAATGCAGAAACTGAGATTCCGAGGGCGACCCTGGAGTAGGCGTCGGTCGCCCAGATGCTACTTCTTTTTCGCTCATAGAGGTGTAACTACTAGTATGGTGAGATGTTTTACGTACGTATTCACCGTCGGGAAACGACGACCACTTCGTTCGTCATGGCTCCCGGATTCCTAGAGTGGATGGTGCGCTTGCATACCAAGACTTCTATAGGATACCCAGCGTACTGTTCGTGCACCCACGGAACATCGGAATTGTTCATGACCCATTCTATCCCGCGCTCGGTCATGGTGCGGCACAAAGCGACCAGTTCGGCGTGGTAAGGGAATCCCCCGTGATTGTACCCCACGAACGACGTGGCCTGTTCCGGCACGTACGGCGGATCCATGTAGACAAAGTCCCCGGCGTCCACCAGGGGAATCGTGGACCGGAAATCGGCACACATGAACCGAACCCCGGTCAAAAGTGTCCCCAGTTGCCGAAGATGAACGGGGCAATATACCGTGGGGGAGGCGTAGTTACCGTAGGGCACGTTGAACCCGCGGGGGCCCATCCGGTACAGTCCCCGGAACCCGGTTTTGTTGAGGAAGATAAAGTACGCCGAGACCCGGGGGTCGGGCGGCGTCACCGCATTCGGCTGAAGGGCCGCATTGAATTGCGCCCGGACCCAGTAATAATGGTTTTCGCGGGATAGTCGGGCCTCTTCCAAGGTGGCCGGCTGACGTTGGACCGGACCTTCCCGAGGACATTGCGCATGTTCCTGGGTGAGTTGTTCCAAGGTCTGTATCACGATGTCGCGAGTCGCCGGGTCTTGAAGATGACGGTACATGACAATTAAATGGGGGTTCGTGTCGTAAGCGTAGATATGACCAGTTACACGTATCTGTCCGGCGTGAACGGCTTCTAGCATGCCCAGAAGTACAGCGCCTCCGCCTAAGAACGGTTCGTGATAATTGCGTATTTCGCGCGGAAAATGGCCCAACACGCGGTCCAAGATTTGCGTCTTGCCTCCGACCCATTTGATCGGGGGTTTCAATACCATCTGGTCGGGGTGATCCTATACTCTCTTTAGGAAGATGACCAGGGGGAAGAACAACGAATCAATTTTGTGTGGGTGTGTGGGTGTGTGGGTGGCCAAGGCCAAGGCCAAGGCAAAATGGCGTAAAGATTGGGCCGTACAACTAGGTAGCCGCACGTTTGCTTTTATTATTCCGATGGTCCAAACTCCTACCAATCCGCGAACCGATTCCGGATGCGCGAGACCGCCTCAGTACCGTCTAAATTGGGGACTGGCGCCTCTCTCGGCCAACGTTCGTACCCGCATGTGTCGGACCCCCTACAATAGCTACCGGGTTCTGCATCATGCGCCTGGTGTTGCCGTGACCGCCGAGGAAACCCCCTATGCGTCGGTCGTGACGGATGCCGAGACCGGGGAAGTGTATGGGTTTTCGTCGCCGGCCACAGTGTCGTTGAGCGATTTCGTTCAACGCGTGGTGCCCGCTGGACAGCCACGTACAAGACCGCTCCTGGATGTTTCCCGCATCATCGTGTCCGAGCGGATAGAGGGGACCGCCATCAATCTATGGTTTGACCGACGTGCGGACCGATGGGAGATTTCCACACAAGAAGCAGTGGGCGGCGACTACACCTATTACCGCAATTACCAGATGGAAGACGCTGATCCGAACCATGCCCGGGAGAAGGACCAACCGGTGGGAGGTTTTGCCGGTCCGACCACGTATTTGCGTATGTTTCTGGATGCGCTGGTCGGACCCACGACGCCGTTGCCGCCCCCCGCCCTCCTCAGTGATTTCCTGACGTCCCTGATTTCCTCGTGGAAATGGTCCAAACGGTACTGTTACTGTTTTGTCCTGCAGCACCCTCATAATCCGCTGGTCTTCCACATCACGGTACCACGGATAGCACTGGTCGCGGTCTACCAAAAAAGACGGTTCCCGCGTTCGGCAACGTCGGTCACCATGCAGGCGATAGACCCGACGGTATTCCGAACATGGGAGGAATTCCAGAGCGTCCCCGGGCTGTTTTTCCCCGCCATGTTGACCGACCCGCTCTCTTACCAGACATTTCTGCGCCCGTACCGGTCCATTCATTCCCGGTTGGAGGACGTGGGGGCGGGGGTCATGTTGACCGACCGTGTGACCGGACTGCAAACCAAAGTAGAAAGCGCCTTATACGAAGAATTGCGGCGACTGCGCCGGAACCAGCCGGTCTTGTTCTTCCAATACCTCTGCCTGCACTACACGAAAAAGACGACCGAGTTCCTCCAGCATTTCCCGCAGTACCAGCCGGTATTCGATCTATTCCGTCAGGATTACGTGGGGTTCATCATCAACCTGCATGCGTCCTACGTCACCAAGTACGTGGAGGGGTCCGACGAACCCATTGCCCCGCGATATTTGCCACATATCCAATACCTGCATCATTATGTGGCATTACCCCGGTGCCCCTTCGGGGGGCAGGGGGCGACTCTCCATATGGTCCAGGAATATTTAGACAAATTGACGCCCGAAGAGGTATTTCGTTGTCTGGACGTCGACGCCCTCTTGCCGAAAACCGTGCAGGTATGAATAAGCCGGTCCGTAAAAAACATAAAGATGAAATAGCTGTATTGTACATCTAGTGCAAAAGCCGGAGAGCACCATGACGACCATGAAAAGTACCCTATTAAAATCGTTCAATACGCTGTTTTTTGATTTTTTGGGGGACATCATGACCGCCTACCCAGAGAACAAGGAGATAAAATATGCCAACGACAAATTTGAGTTGTTGCGCCGGGGCAATCCCACGATCATCATCAAGTTCTGGAAGACATACGTCTACGATCCTTATCGCGAACAACTGGAGGCGGGCGACATTACGTTTTTCATTGAGAAGGATTACCGGTCCGATTTTGAACAGTCCAACGGTGGGGCATTGTCAGACTCTTATAGCAAGATCTTGGACATGATTGAGAGCGTGCGTTCCACCATACGCGACATGGACGAAGCAAATCGCGCCCACTCGGCCAATTATGTGTTGAACCTCAGTAAGTTGAGCGAGGCCTATGCCCAGGCGGCTTAACGGTGAGAGAGAGAGGGGAGGGGAGATCCTATACATTCCTTGGAAGGAATGCATCGGATGAAGGGGTTGGTTTGGCGGCGGGGGATTTAGATGGTCACCGACACTTGGAACGACGAGCCGGCCAAATTGAGAATGTACGGCGTCAATGTGTAGGAGTACGTGTTACCCGCAGTGAGCGAACTGGACACGTCGGTCCAAACGGCGCCGACGTAGTTGGCTTGAGAAGCGAGGGTGGAACAGGAGACATTGTACGAGGCTGCGGTGCCCGTGGACCCGGAGGTAACAGCCCGCTGAACGGCCAGATAGCTGAATATACCGTTCACGCCCAGACCGACCACCGGGTTCGGGTACTGGCCCGCTATGAAAGTGTAGCTGGGGTCCAGGGCGGCCGTAGTAATGCTGGGAGTCAGAGAGGAAGACGTCGGCCGGTAATTGTAGCTATAGAGCACGTTGAGTTCCGGGAGGGTGAGGGCACGGGTATAGAAGCGGAATTCGTCAATCTTGCCGTTGAAATAAGCCGCGGTGGGAGCGTAACCGATGAACGTGTTGTTGTAGGTCACTGACCCACTATAGGTGAGGTTGGTTCCTTTTCCGACGACAGCGCCGTTGATATACAGATACTGGGTCGCGGTGGTCCCGTTGCATATGACCGTATACGCGTAGAAATTCCAGGTGTTCATTTGAACGGCATTGGATGGGGGAATGACGATCCCGGTAATCGCCGTACCATTGTACGACGCCGTCAGGGTCGGACTGGCGGCCGTGGCCAAGGACGAAAATCCCACGTATAAACCGCCCGGACTCGTGGCCGACGTATTGACGTTGAAGATGGCCGCGTTGCTTGGGGTCTGAGGACTCGTATAGGACGGATAAAACCAGCCGGTCACCGTCATGCCGTTGCCGGCGACGGCGGCCGGTGACACATAGTTGTTATTATTCAGTAAATATTGTTGATTCGCAGCGGTAAGAATCAAATCCCCCGAACCAAAATTCGTGCTAGTATCCACCATAATATTGCCATAAAGCGTACTGTCGTACACGCCCACCATCGTGGCAAAATTTGCATATGAACTGGTAGATATCGTCGCCATGTTTATCTAGGACAAATCGTCGTCTATTCTTATATTAGACGATGATAATTATACCATTGCGAGCACCGCGGTGAGTCCCACATATACCGCCGTAAAGAGTGCGCTTTTTACGGCGATTCCGTACGCACTTAACTGACCGTCCGGTTGATACAACCACGACCATTTTCCTAAACGGGTCTCTCCGTGACCCGTAAGGTTGTTTGTCAATCCTAAACGGGTCTCTCCGTGACCCGTAAGGTTCGGCAATCCTAAATAGGTAAACATGGCCTGCGATATGAACTGCATCTGAAAAATAAAATACAGCAACGCAATCAACAAGGGATGTTGATACGTCCTAAACATGGTTTCGTACCATTCTTGGTTCTGCTTTTCTCGCTCATGTTGCTGGATTTTGTCCGACTCGGTCGCATCGTATTCCTGAATGTAATCCTTCACCCGTTTTCGGGGAGGAGGGGGAATATAATTGGCCTGCACCGCCTCGTCTTGGGAATGACGTGTAGTGTCCAGGGGAATGTCACGCGAAGGCAGGCGCTGAATTTCCGAAGGAAGCATTTCAGGTAAAATGGAGGTTGAACCGGATGGTTCTTGGCCCTGTCCCGTTCCTTTGCCTTGGCCCTGTCCCGTTCCTTGGTCTGGCCTTGACAAGGCATCTAAAGGCGTGGAATTGGCAAAATGAGTCTGCTGCTGTTGCGGTTGATGTTGCTGTTGCTGCTGCTGCAACTGGACCGACTGGCCGGGCCGCATTTGCGACGTCGGAAACGGCATGGAATCCACCGAAGGCACGCTGTTTCCGTAGGGATTGGGATGAATATTCAACGGCATGTAGTTATTGCCCCCCGCAATGATGGTATTGGCGAGGGGGACACCGTTGTCCGGGGCATTCGCTAAACCTGGGTAATCCGTCGGGCCCATGGGCAAATCGCTTAAACGGGTCATGTTGGCCATGAAATTTCACTGGACCTTCTTTGCTACTTTGGGACATTTCGTGGTACGCCAGGCTCCGCAGGCCGCTGGGCCACCAAACCCTCCGAAAAGGGCAAGGTTTTCTTGGACGGGTCACAGGTCACCGGAACCGCGTCGTACTTGTAACATTTATGGTCATACTCAAATATCTTGCCGTCTACCTTTTTGATGACCGGTCCATTGAACTGAATGCAATCCTTGTCTTTGCACACCTTGTAAAAGAGCGAGGCCAGTCCAATGCCCAAGATGATGGAAACAATCATTCTTCCCGTGGGCGAATTTACTAAACGTCTGAGATTCATGGTGTTCTAGAGAGGGTGGGAAGGATCCTATAGTATACGTACATAAGGGGCGGGAGCAAGAGGTGGTCACTAGATTGCAATCTCTATCCGGGTAAACGTCTCGGTCGGCGATACCATGGACCGAGGGGTCAACGGCACCATGGTCGCCATCAGTCGCCGACGATGCCCCAGCGACGTTTTATGCAATTCGTCCACCGTACGCGTCAAAAAATCAATCTGCGTTTGTTGTTGCCGAATCAGGTTGACCACGTCCTCCATGGACAATTGTTGGGGCGGCTGGCCCGGTTGCTGAATCACAATGGCCGGCTGACCTTGTTGCTGCTGGGCCTGTTGTTGGGCCTGCTGCTGGGCCATTTGCTCACGCATCATCTTGTCGCGCTCGGCTTCAATCTCCTTAATCTGCTTCTGGACGTCGGGCTTCATGTTCGGCAGTCCGGGCGCATAATTATCCAGGAGCTTGTCCACCTCCTCCATAAAAAAACGTTTGATATGCGCCTCCTTGGGCAACTTAAAAAAGCAATCCACGTCGCGGTCCGATTCGCAGACAAACATCGGGTTCATGTTCTCCAGCAGTTTGCGCTTATCAAACGTATTGTGTTCGTGGGAAATGCACAAGATGCATTTGAACGGGTTCAGCTGCACCATCGGAATCGTGTATTCCTTCAAAAACTTCTTCTCCTCGGCCAGGCACGCCGAGGAATCGTACTTGGTAATGTCAATGAGTTCGCGCCGGTACGCGAACGTGCCGTTGGTTGCGTGCTGGGTAGGAATCGGAATGTAATCGTCTAAATTGGCCCCGATGCGGTTGCGGTGTCCGTAATTGGCCTCGTGGGCTTTCTTCGCCTCGGGCGACACCATATACGGTCCGAATTTGTAGAGCTTTTTAATATGCTTGAAATAGAGAAACATCTCGGACGAACCCGCACAAAGTGCCCCGGGGTTGCGTTCCAGCATGTCCACCGAGTGCGAAATGCGCTCGCTCATCATGACGTCGTCGTCGTCCATGGGGATCACATACTTGGTCTTCTTGTCTATCAGCGAGTTGGCATAGTTGCGCTTGGTGCCCAGCGGGACCTTGGTCTCCATGCGGTAATACCGGACATTGGGCATGGCCGCGGCGTCCACAATGTCCTTGATAGGGTCGGTGCCGTCGTCCACAATGATAATCTCTATACGCGACTGGGGGTAATCTTGGTTCCGCACCATTTCCAAGAACGTGGGGATAAACGGCCGGCGGTTGTAGGTAACACACAGGACGGAAACAAACGGCCGGCGCATTTCCTCCGGGGTGGCCTTCAGCGGCACCATCGGCTTGGGCTTGGCGGTCGCGAGCTCCGGAGGCAGAGGAGGGAGTTCTGCCAACGCCTGGTCAATTTCGTCCGGTCCCTGCGGCTTCTTGGATTTCTTCTTCCCCATGGTTTGTGTATGGATGACAGTACGGCCCTCTATTTATGTCGCTTTTGTCGCGTTGTCTCTGAAGAGAGGATGTCGGATAACATACTATAATCATGACCGACGTGTCCTCGGCAGAAGCTACAGCAGCAGCTGCAGTCGCAGAAGAGCCCTTGTACGAGCCGTTTAAATTGCCCATCACCTATGGGTCAGCGCAGCAACCCGGCCCCGATAGGGCGGGGTCAGCGCAGCAACCCGGCCCCGATAGGGCGGGGTCAGCGCAGCAACCTGGTTCGACGAGGTCAGCGCAGCAACCCGGCCCCGATAGGGCGAGGTCAGTGCAGCAACCTGGCTTAGCGAGCTCGGCGAGGTCAGTGGGGCCGGCGAACCATTGCCGTCCCTTGTCGGCCACCTTGGTCCAAGATTTGGAATTGGTTCAGGGGTCCCAGCCACATACGTTGTCCATGTATGAACGCCTCTTCCAGCCGTCCCACGTCTTTGGACGCCAACTCATTCCGGAATGGGGCAAGCAGTTTAGTACGGACCCGGTCTATTTGCGCGACACCCAGCGGGTCTTGATTGCCGTGCCCGAATACCAACGGCGGATGCAGGCGGCGCCTCCGGCGCCTTGCTGTGAACGCTTCTTGGACATCTGGGAGGGCATTCATCGCCCGGATTTCTTAGAAAAGTACAGCTACATGGAATGGTCCATGCTCAAGTCTCTGAACGATTCGCCCACGTTTTTGCAGATACTGTCGGTGGGCAACCTGTTGTCGCCGGTATTTTCCCTCTTTATCCCCATCCTGTTTCTGATCCTGCCGTTTATTTTGCTAAAGATCCAGGGTACCGAGGTCACCTTGGGGCATTATGTGTCCGCCCTCAAAAACATTGCCAAGAACCATTTCATCGGCAAAGCGTTGGCGGGCCTGGAGTCCATGTCTTGGGACAAGCTCATATACGTCCTGTTGATGTTGGGACTCTATTTGATGCAGATTTACCAGAACGTCTTGGCCTGTTACCACTTTTACCACAATACGCGGCAGATGAACCAAGATTTGGTGGATTTGCGCGCGTTTTGCGCCTATTCGGCGTGTTCCATGGACACCTTTGTGGCATTGCACGGCGACCGGGCAGGTTACCGGGATTTCTGCCGGGATGTGTCTCGGAACGCCGTGGGACTCCGGTCCCTGGGAAAACGTCTGGAGGGTATTTCGGCCTTTGGTCTGCGCACGGGGAAAATGACGGAACTCGGCACGATGATGGCGGCGTATTATCACATACATGCCAATGGGGAGGTTCTGCGGTGCCTACGTTACGCCGTGGGGTTTGAGGGTTACATGGACAATTTGAAGGGGGTGGCGCGCCGTTTGACGGCGGGGCACGTGTCTTTAGGAAAAGTGGCGGGCGGGGGCAAGGGCAAACGGACCCGGTTCACGCACCAGTACTACCCGGCCCTGTTGGATTCGGCAGCGGCGGCGGGCGGCATCGTTCGCAACCACGTGTCGCTCAAGAAGAACATGGTCATCACCGGCCCCAATGCGTCGGGCAAGACCACCTTCTTGAAGACCACGGCCATCAATGTGGTGCTGACCCAACAGTTGGGCTGCGGGTACTACGGCAAGGGCAGCCGTTTGCCGCGGCTGTACACTCACATACATTCGTATTTGAACATTCCCGACACGTCGGAGCGCGACAGTCTCTTCCAGGCCGAGGCGCGGCGGTGCAAAGACATTTTGGACCTGGTGGAGCAGGAGAGCGACGGGGTGCATTTCAGCATCTTTGACGAACTGTATTCGGGGACGAACCCGCACGAGGCGACCAAGGCGGCCTACGCCTTTTTGAAATACCTGGCGGGACGTCCTCACGTGGATTTCATCCTCACGACGCACTACATGGAGGTGTGCCGGAAGGTCAAAACGACATGCCCACGGATTCAGAATTACCAGATGATGGTGGTGTTGCCCGAGACCGGTGCGGAAGCTGAACCTCCGAATCGGCAGATGAAATACACTTACCGCATCCAACGCGGCATTTCGTCGGTGGAAGGGGCGGGAAAAATATTGGAAGACTTGGACTATCCGTCCGAGATCATGGACGATTTCCAGGGAGTCTAGATGCTTACTTCTTCTTGGGTTCCATCGCCATACCCTCCTTCTTCTTCGGCGCCATATTCTCCCGGTGAGCCGGGTACGGGTTGAAGTAGCGCCACACGTAGCCGTAGGTAAAGTAGAAGATGAGGGCAAAGACCAGCGAGTGGACGGCCGCCTTGGTCATCGTGCTGCTCTTGGGCGGCAGGCTGAGGAGAACGCCCGGGGAGAGCAAGAAGAAGAGAATCGCCGCGTAAATAGTGACCGAAAAACTATACATGGAATTATAGTTTATCGCGATATTTTATTTGGTTGCAGGTCCGAGCGTGGCAAACGCCATCTTGGTCGGGGTCGGTGTCACATAGGAAGTGACGGCGGGGGTGCGCGTGGGTGCCTGGGTGGTCATCGCGCTAAATGTCGGCAAGGGGGTGACGCCTGGCGTGGAGGTGCCCCCGTAGGCCACCTGGACCGGTACACTGGTGACTTTACTGGCACTCGCTGTCGGGGCAGGGGTCACATTCAGACTGGGTTGCATGGTCGGTGCCGCCGTCGGGCGGCGCGTGGAAACCGGGGTCGGACGCGCGGTGAGCCCCGTCGGATACGGGGTCACAGTTGCCGACATGGTCGGCGTCTTAGGCGTCGGCGTAAACGTCACCGCGGACGATGTCATGGTCGTCGCAAACGGGCTGGGCGTCGCACGCATGGGCGCCATCGTGACCGGAAGGGTTCCTTGGACTCCCGGCCCGGTAGGTGCGGCGGGTGCCGCTGCTGCTGCTGCTGCTGCTGCTGCGCTGCCGAGCGATACGGGTTCCAATTCTTTACCCGCCGCCATGCTTTGACCCCATCGTTCCGAGGTCTTGGCCTCCTCATACGAACTGTCAGAGCTCTTGACCCACTGGTCTTTTTCAATGTCGGACACGGGCATCTTAGTTATAATGCCCCGAGATTTTTGATCCTATACATTCGTTCGCGAAGCGGGAGCGGGGGTTTAGGCGGTCGCGGTCGCGGGCGCGGGAATGGGGACAGGGCCCGGACCCTGCGGCTTGCCCCGACGCTTCTTTTGCACCTTCGTGAACCCCAGGAGTTCGTCGGCGCCCGCGGCCTGGGCCGGACCAGGCGAGTCCTGCTGCTGCTGGGCCGGGGGAGGGCCCCGTCCTCGCGGAGGACCCGCTGGCGCCGTGCGGGAACGGACAGGTGGGGGCATCCGGGCCGATGCGTGAGGTACGTGAGGTACGTGGGGCCGCGGCTCGCGCATCGTAGACACCGACGTACGGCGCGTCTCGCACATGATGGGACCTCCCTTCACGCCGCTCACATCCATCGCCTGGAACTCGTGGCCATTGTCGTTCGCCTTGACCAACGTGAAATCCACGTACTCTCCCTGTACCAAATACTTGTACTGGGAATTCGTGACCCGAATAGACGTATAGTGCACGAAAATGTCCTTCTCATTGTAATCTCCGGGCTCACATACCGTAATGAACCCGAAGCCAGCCTTGTTGTTAAACCACTTCACGGTGCCCGTCAAACGTTGAACAATGACCGTATAATTGAAACTCGCATCCAGCGAATCAGTCGGAATCTCAGAGGACGTCATGGTAATCGGGAATAGCGGGAGCGGGGGACTGGTCGTCTAAATAAGAACCAATATACCCTAGTAATTCGGGAATCTTTATGTGGCTTTTACGCCTGGGGCAAAACCCACATAGACGGTTTGTGACATACCAAGACAACCAGCGCTACCAGTCTGCGAGTCATGTCCGAATTTACGACCGTCATTACCCGCGACGACTTGCGCAAGAAGTACGAAGAAGCGCTGCAAGCAAAAGAAGAGCAGGAACGGGACTTTGTGGAAAGGGCTGTGGACGATATCCAATATGGGGTATTGCAGGCGAACGAACGAGGTGAAACAAACTATAAACGCATGTTCATGTGCCACGAATGTAAAAAGAGGGAGGTGATTGAGGAGATTCGGGACCGCGTGGCCAACATATTCGTGGACAGTGTGGTCACGCTCCAAGAACACAAGTCTATGGCGTACCTTACCTCATCTTATCTGATAATTGTCGTTCAATGGGATCACGACGCGTCCTCCGCGGGAAACACGTAGGGCGGCGCGGCATCGTACGCCAACTCCATACATCCTTGCATGTAACGGTTCCATCCAGGAAAATCGCATCGGATATTGCGTTTTGTCAAATACAGCGCCCGGTTTCTTTGGACGTGGAGGGGGTCTTCTTCTCCCGGCGCCACCGGCGCATCATCGTTCACATGTTCCCAAGGCAGTTGCCCCCCTAAAGCCATGTATAAAGCGATGTAACCGACCTGAAGGCAGTCGTCGCGCCGGGAATTGCGGATCCCCAGATGGCTAAAGACCGACGCATACAACGGCGACCCCACCACGGTTTTGGCCGGTTCCGCGGATTTAGGTAAATGTTTTCCCGTGAGACCATCCACATAAAATGTGGCCAAGCCAAAATCGGCCAACACCGGTTCCCCCTGGTCATTGAGTAAAATATTGTCGGGCTTCAGGTCGCGATGAACCACGAAAAGAGCGTGCACTTCGCGCAAGACATTCAGAATCTGTTGGGTTTTCCGATGAATGACCTCGTACGTGAGGGGTGCATGTTTTTGTACCCACCTGGTCAGAGAACCCCCTGAATAGTACGGAATCGCCAACATCGGCGTCGTTTCCACCACGCCGTACCACAAGACTTTAGGCACCGCAAGTCCCTCCCGCCGCCGTTTAGACACGCGTTGATGCAAATAATTCAGCATGGTCGTTTCGTGGCGCAGCACCTGAGACTCGGTATAGTCACATTTGATGGCGACCTGTGCCGACGACGGCGACGACGCCTGCCAATCTTTAGCTAAATACACTGTACCGAATGACCCTCGTCCCAAGACATCCATAATCTGGTACCGGTCCCGGATGAGCATCGTTCCTTCCATACTTCAAAAACCAAGACCCTACGTGTAAATCATATACACGCAATACGCGTATATGATTTAGTAGCGTGGGCAACATGTCCCAGTCCATCGCCGAAGCCGCATCCACCGAAATACAAAAGTGGTTCCAAGCCGCCCGTGAAGACACGTCGTTGCAATCCACACTCAATTTAGACGAAATATTGCGCCAGGGCTCCATCGGTAATACCCAGACCGGCGACACTTCCCTGCGCGATATTCACGCATGTACCCACCGGCAATTAGTGGCCCTGGGTCTCCCGGAAGACATGGTCCGGGACTACGGTCAGCGTTTGGCCGACTACCGCTACGTGGACGAAATCCATCAACTCTATTGTGGCCGGTACCTGCGCTGGATCCGCAAAAAAAAACCAGAGGGATCGGATCCGGGATCAGGTCCGGGTCCGGACCCAGAACCCAAACCGCCTAAACTGGACATGGGAGGTATCTTGTCCGACATCCGGTTCACCGCGACCGGGGTCCATCTGTTTTCTCTGGCACCGCAAACCCGCTATCCTCGCCGAATCCTATACGACAATTATTTGGTCTTTCAACAACTTACCCCCGACGAACGCCTCATTTATTCTCTCGGCGCCGGAATTCAACGGACCCCGGTGACAAAGGCGCCCGAGGCCCCCGTGGAACCGAAGCCGTCTTCGCCCCGCTCCGTGGACGACAACATGATCTCGTCTTCCACCCATTCCACAAAGATGGGCAACGTGAGAGGATGACACAACTGGAACAACCGGGTGTGCTTGCTGATCCTATAGGTTTCGTTGGATGCATTCCGCATCGGTACCATGATTTCGCCGCGGTACCCTGCATCAATCAGGCCGATATGGTTGGACTGCATGAGGGGCGTCTTGGACAACGACGACCGGGGCATCAAATAATAGGCGGTGGCATGTTGGTCCACCTCGGTCCACATCTCGGCCTTGATGGCCAATTTGGCCATGTGGGTGGTCGCCAGTCCAGGCGGCACCTCCGTGTCCCGGGCAATCAACAGGTCAAAACCCGAATTGGGGAAAACCGCCGTGTGGACATGTTTATTATGCTGATTCACATGTTCCTTATACATGTCACGCAGTCCCGGGACCGAGGGATCCACCCACAAACGCAAACGGGCAAAGTCTCTACGCATGGAAAGTATAGGATCAAAGGGGTCACGGATATTTAGGGTACGGTTCGTTACTGCGTTACCGTGAGTTGCCTTGATTCTTGTAGTCTTTCCACGAAATCAATTTTTCGGGTACCGACACCGGTTTCGGGGGCGCCGTCTCTTGGTACTTTTTATCTAAATTGTTCCCGTGGCGAACGGCCGAATCCAAATACATCTCCTTCAGCACTTTGCCCACCAAGACCGACCCTTCGTGCTGGTCTACTTTTTCGTCTTCCACCGCTTTGAGCACATCCAGGACCTTACCGAGGATCTCATAGTTGATTTCGTTGCGGAGGATCCGTTTGAAAATGTCCGTGTAATTCACGTATAAGAAGGACGCGACGGCCTGGGCTTCCAGTTCAAAAATCTCGGGGGTTTCCTCGGCCATTTTCCGTTGCTTCCGTTGAAACTGCACCAATTCCATCACATCGCGCTGAATCTTGGTACTGTGCTTGACCTCGCGAATATGCTTGGTATTGTCCTCGCAGTTGGTGGTATTCAGCAACCGCTTCAGATCCAGACGTTCTTGGGGAGAGATGTACAGATCCATGACTCACGCTGCATGCAGTATACTATATGTCTTGGTCTGGTTCGCCGGAGACACTACGCGAACTGTGTTTGAACCACTTTCGCGCTGTGAGCGTCGTCTTCTTATCCCGGTACAATATAGTCAGTGGCGGGTCTTTCCACCAAGAATATATTCCATGGAAAATAACCGTTCTAATGTCCGACCTGATGCTGGACCCGATGTCCGACCTGATGCTGGACCCGATTTGGACCTAGGAGGAGGACCCACGGACACGTCGTTTCCCATTTACCTCATCGTACCTTCTGCCCCCTCCCGGATACTCACCGTGGTCATTGTATTACTCATATACATCATCTATCTGGGTTTGATTGGCTTCATGAGTTCGTACCATACGAAATTTGTGCCGAATTATGCCATGTTGTGGGACTTTGTATGGGGCGGCAACAGCCAAAAATACCAAGACGATTTCAATCGGTATGTGCAAGGCGCGGTAATGTATGCCGCGGCCCATTTGGACCAAGACGGTTCCACGGCGGCCGCGGGGGGCGGCGGCGCCTGGCAAGGGGGGAAATGGGTGCCGTCGCGGGAAGGATTTGCACCCACGATGGACGAGCATTTAGCGGGTCCCGTAGGAACCGCAGGATCCGTAGGATCCGAGGGACCGGTGAAAGAAGAAACGTCGGCATGGACGGGAGTGGCCCGTTCCGCCTGGGATACGACCACACGGATAGTAAACCAAGCCATGGTTCCCACCTTTGTACAGGGGAACAAGGTCAAGGTGTCGCGACGGCGGTAGAGGACCGGACCGGCCCAGGATGATCCTATACATTCCATTCAGGGACAGCCCGCGCCTTCGGGGTCTCTAGGATATCGTGTCGTATGGTATACGTTTGACTACCATGGACCGACAATATGCTCAGCCACTCACTTACACGGGATGCTGTGGTGAGTCGTTGGTACTCTTTATTTTATTGATAGTGACTATGATCATCGTGGTCTTGGTACTCAAATTATTCCTATACAGTGAATTGTACCGACACGACGGGCACTGTTATCCCGTGTTGTACTATTTTGGACAAACCGACGGATGCCGGCAGTACGTGGGAAAATACGCACGGTGGCATGCCCAACTGGCGGCGGCCGGAGGGGGAGAGGATGTGCAATGGATGGTGAACCCGCAGAATCGCCGCCAAGGGGCAGAGACGTTCATTGGCGACCCTCGCCGCGCCTTTAGCTATTTATGGGACGCCTATGTGGCGGGGGTCACGACCCTGGTGCAGACCCTCAACTGGTGGAAACGTTGCGTTCAAGAAGAGTGGCCTCTTTAGGCGCAGACCACCACGGGACACGACATCAAAAATCTCCGATTATCTTATCTGATAGCACATATGAAATTCTACACGTTTTTGTTGTTCTTCTTGGTCGTCTTGGTCATCTTGTCGTTCACCACGATGGGGTCATGCCGGGTGACGCCGTACTCCCAGGACCTGATGCTGACAAACCGCTACGAGAACTTCCGTGGGCAATCCCAGCGTCCCCTGGAGTACACCTCGGTGACCGACGGCAGTGAGATGGACGGGTCGCGGATGCCCGCCTCCGCGGCGGGGGGATGCAAAAAGGTGATGGGGTTCCAGGGCGTCTACTGTGCCGCGAACCAAGACGCGGCCAACCCGACCGACATTTATTCGCAGGCGCAGGGGAACCCGAGCTGCGCTTCCATGGGCTACTCCAATTCGCGCGGATTTCTCTGCATGAATGACCAGCAGGTCAAACTTCTCACGACCCGGGGTGGTAACGCCACCGGCATGTAAATAGGGGTCGGGCAAACGAAGTCGTAGCCAAAGGACATGTATAGGATCCTATACATGTCTTGGGTTAGGTGGGGCGGGTGGGCAGCACTATGTTTTGCGGGCTTTGGTGCTGCTGTTGCGTGTGGTGCCGATACCCCCCGCGGTATGCAATTTATAGTAGACCTGTGAATTGTCGGTGAAGAGGCTCTTCATGGACATGGCCAGCAGGGACGGTCCCACGATCGGGGGGACAGGCGGATATCCCCACACCGGGTAGACCCAATAACTAAAGCTATCGGGATAGGGTGTACCGGGAAACAACACATCCCCTAATTTATAGTAGGTCATGGTGTTGGTGTTATCCGAGGTGGCAAACACGTACCATCCACGCAGGAAGTTTTGCGCGGTGGTCGGAATGAATTGCGGCGCACTGTGGGAAATAACCGTGATGTCGGCGAAATAGGCGCGGGGGTCGTCAGAATACTGGGTGGTCCCAAACACCGTGCCATCGTCGCCCGGGGCGCTCACATACGCAATTTGAATCGGGGTCGCCCCGACACGCGTACCTTGTGCTGTCATCGGTCCCAGCATCCATCGCGTCGCGTCGTCGGCGTCCACCACGCTGTGGGTGAGACCCTCCGGAAAGACATAGCCGCGCCCTTTTTGAATGGGGTAGCGCGTGCCGCCTATGACTAAACTGCCCGAACTGTCGTTCAAATAGAACAAATAGGTGGCGGCGAACGGTTGGTCATTGGCTTCCACGTCCACGTGTGGCAGCACGTTGCCCACGGTGCGATTCAGGGGGACATCGTGGTCGGGTGACAATGCCATGGCCATCTCACGGTTGAGGCGCGCGCACACCGATTCGGCTAAAGTCACGGTGGTGGTGTCATTTTCTCCTTTCTGTAAAATATCGGCAATGTCTTGGTCCGACAACAAGCTGTCGTAGACCTGGACGATATGGTCCTCGCGTTCTGATGTTCCCGGGGTGAATTCGGCTGGTGACGACCTAGTTGACGCAGCCATTGTCGCCTTCTTTTTCCACCATGCAGACAAAGAAAGTTTGTTTCCCATCGTATAGACTAGTACCGTATTTTACACATATGATGGCGTTTAATTGAGCAAAAAAAATTAAGATTTAGTGTATAATCTTGGTATGGAATCATACAAAGCTCTAATTGACACGGCATTTCAACATGCCGAAAATAATACATCAAAGATAACACAAGATATCATTGATATGGATGGTATGTCGGGGACAAAAACCCGACATTTTTACAATAATCTACTAAATACGGAAGACGCGAGATATCTAGAAATTGGAACTTGGAAGGGCAGTTCGGTATGTTCGGCGATGTGCAACAATCAAGCCAAGGTGGTTTGTATAGACAATTGGAGCGAATTCGGCGGTCCTAAATCCGAGTTTTTGGAAAATTTTGAAAAATTCAAAGGAGAAAATGATGCCACCTTTATTGAGAGTGATTGTTACAAAGTGGATGTTTCAATCTTGCCCAAATTCAACATTTACATGTACGATGGTAACCATACACATGAGAGTCATTACAATGCATTATTACACTATTACAATTGTTTAGACGATGTATTCATTTTTATTGTAGACGACTGGAACTGGAAAGATGTGAGAGACGGAACCATTCATTCTATCCAGAAGTTGAACCTAACCATTCTTTATGAAAAAGAAATCAGGACCACCAATGATGACACACACCCGGAAAAGGGTAGTCCAGAACAAAAGAACTGGCATAACGGGATTTATGTATGCATTTTGCAAAAAAGCACGGTTACAGATTCTTCGCGATGAACGCCTTGAGCACCATGACGTCCTTGTGCAACGACACGAGGTCCATCTTACGGTCAGCGGCTTCAAAGCCGCAACCTGGCTTGGCGAGGTCAGGTTCTTGGATCATCTCCAGGCGTTTCTCCAAGGCATCGGCCAGACGGTCCACCGACGACTTGTACGAAACGAGCTTGTCCGTGTAGCCGTATTTTTTGGCTAAAACCATCCAACCCAAATGTTCAAACACATGGGACATCCATCCGTGGAGACCGTGAAACGTGGGAACGTGCTCCGCATGCACGCGGTTCTTGAGGGTAGAACGAGCCGGCGACTTCTTGCTGTGCGTGCTTCTGCTTTTGCTAGACATGCTATGCATCATGGGCGAGACCGGGGCAGACATATATGTGTATATATTTTTGCTACAAATTTGGGCATGCCCTGGACAGAATTGCTACATGTGTGGTCACAAATGGGTCCTATACTGTCATTTTGTGGGGTAGAACGAGACGGGGGGTCCTGGATCCTGGTTCTTGGGCGAATGTACCCACATAAAATTTGGCGGATATTTTACTTCATCTCACGCCCACGGCACAAAAAACATAACACGATAAAATAACAAGATATGTCGGCAAGTGAACAGGACGTAAAGAGCGTGAAATCGGCCCTTCGCACCGACGTGGCCTACCCTGTCCGGCGGTCCATTGACCCTGAGGATTGCGAGATTGAATTGTCCGTCTACGAACTCCGGGCATTGGACGCCGAATTCTTGGTGGTTTTAGGCAAACCCAAATATACCTACAGTGCCCGGGGCATTCTCTACGTTCCCATCTATTTTGTGCCTCCCACGAAGCGCGGCGAGGCGGCGCTTACCCAGACGCAAATCGGCGTGTACGAGTACGAAAAAGACCGTGCCATTGAGATGCTGGACCAAGACGGCGACCTGGACATTGCCCGGTTGGTGCCCCTGTTCTATCCCCATGCCGAATCCTTGGTGCGCAGTCACCGAACGAATGTATCGGATCAGCTTGCCCAGGGGCTGGGCTCGGCCTCGGCCGCGGCCGGAGAGGAAAGTGCAGAGGAAGATGTGGAGCCGACTGGACAGGAAGACGACGAGAGTTCTTCAGGGGACGAGACCGATGTCCTGCATCTGTCCAAATCCAAGACGGCGCGATATACGGAGAGTCGGGAACCCGGGACCGCCCGGAATACGGATTCTTCAGGTTCTTCAAGTAAGACGGCCGAGGGTATAGACGCAGCAGGTGACGTGTTTACGGTGCGCACCTTGTCCGTGCCACCGCCCACGTTGCCGAAAGAGACCGCCGCCGACGCGGAACGTATCAAAGAGGAATACGAAGGGTCGGGGTCGGGTCCCGGCTCGGGTCCCAGCTCGGGTCCGAGTTCATGGCTTCAAGAGTTCATGCACAACCCCTATTATCAGGTCCACGAGGTGGAGGACAACGGCGACTGCTTTTTCGCGACCGTCCGCGAGGCGTTCCGTTCCATCGGCCACGACACCACGGTCGCCAAGCTCCGCGACATCTTGGCGAAGGAGGTGACTTACGACATTTTCAAGGAGAACCGCCAATTGTTCCTGGATCTGGACGGCAGCAAGAAGGAGTACGACCGCGAGCTCAAAAACATGAAGGAGGGCACGCTGGCCCTGAAGAAACGGTTCAAGACGGCGTCCCCGGAGGACCGCGACGCCATTCGCGCCGAACTGGCCGAATTGTCCAAGAAGTACGGTGAGGTGATGGAGTACCGTCAAAATACGGACCGCATCATGAAAGAGACCATGGGGGATCTTTCCAACATCACGACGTTTGACCAGTACAAGACGTATTTGACCACCCCGGCGTACTGGGCCGACGCCTGGGCCATTTCCACCCTGGAAAAGGCGCTCAATGTCAAAATCATCATCTTTTCCGAGGGCAGTTACAGCGAAGGGGCCGTGCACAGTGTGCTCAATTGCGGCGAAGTGAACCGTGATTTAGAAAAACGTGGCAGCTTTACCCCACTATTCTACATCATGGTGACCTACAGCGGCATTCATTACAATCTGGTCTCGTACAAGAACAAGAAAATCCTCACGTTTGCCGAGATTCCGTACGACGTCAAGACCCTGGTCGTCAACAAGTGCATTGAGAAGAATGCCGGGATTTACTATTTGATTGACGATTTCCGGCAGTTTAAGATGGAATTGGGCATTCAGCCGGACACGGGGGCCCCTGACGACTTGGCGGAGGGCGCGGACGAAGGGGCGGAGCCAGTGGAGTCCGGAACCGAGACCGAGGGGAACATTTCCCCGGTGGACCTGTACGACACGTCGGTCGTTTTCCGGTTCTTCGCTAAAAGCGAGAAAACGGCGCTGCCCGGCAAGGGCGCGGGCGAGACCATCCCCAAAGACAAGATGGTGGACTACAAGGACCTCAAGACCATCCCCGACTGGCGCCGCAAACTGGACGATACTTGGACCCTGGAGGAGGCGCATGCTCTGCGCCTGGATGGACACCTCTACGCGTCCGTGGAACATTACTACCAAGCGTCTAAATTCCTCTACGACGGCGCCCCTCAGGCCAACCGCGATTTTGCCCAGCTGTTCACGTTGGACACGGGCAACCGCATTGGTCGCGACGTGGCGGTGGCCGCGGCCGCCGGCAGCAAGAGTGGGAAATACCGGGGCACCCAGGGTTCAGACGAAAAAACCAAGACCAAGGCGAAGGAGACGTTGTTGCGACCGACCACCGTCAAGATAGACCCGCAGTTTTATGCGGGGCGACACGTGCAAGAACGGCGGCGGGCTCTGGAGACCAAGTTCACCGAAAACGCAGAGATGAAACGGCTGTTGGCCATGACCAAACGGGCCAAGCTGGTGCACTATGTGGCGAAACAGCCACCGGAGGTGGATGTACCGCTGATGGAGATTCGGTTCAAAAACCGTGCTTGACCGCCCCGCGGCGTGCATGTGTAGCATGCGCAGCACGAGGACGGGCCTTCTTGGGCTCCGCGAACAGCACCTCGGCGTCGCGGTCATTGTCTACCGGAGGATGGTCTTCTATGAAGCGGAGAGCGGCATCCAAAAAAGTCTCAAAGGTCGCATTGAGCGCGTTGCTGTATTTGGTGAAATTGCCGTTGACAATGAAATCGGCCAGCAGCTCTTTGACCATGGTCTGAATTTCCTCTTGGTACGTGTCCACGGTCTCTATTTTATCCTGAATTTCTTGGAACTTGGTGTGGTTGGTTTTGGCTAAATACTGACGGTGGTACTGACGGTTCATCATATACTCCATCGTAATCTGGTCCACGAAACGCGTGGATTCTTCTGCCGTCGGCGGCGATTTGTACGAAACGTCTTTATGGTCCGTGTCACGACGGTCGTCGTTGTCGTCCGTGTCGTCGGTGGCGTCGTCCATGTCATTCTGTTCCAAGGCGTAAACCGCCCGAGAATCGGCATGGGGGGGCGTGGACCCCGTGTTTCGCCGGCGCAACCATTCTTGGGGGTCGCGTAGACTCATCGCGGGGGATGGCAAGTAAAAATGGTGTATACGGGATCCTATACACTATTCATGGGGAGTTTGAAACCTAAAATCTGCGCACAGCCAACATCGCCACATACGAGGCATTGTTTTGGTCGCCCCCGTTGGTCGCGTCGTTGTAATTGCGGTTGATGGCCCGCTGCTTGCGGTACGTGGTGTAGTCACTGGAATCGGGCACGAAACGCGTGTTGGTGTTGGAGCAGGGCACTCCGGTACCATCGCAATGCTTGATGATGCTGCCGAGGCTGGTCCCCCAGTTGACAATGTTGGGACGCGTCGCGTTGGGGATGTTGCCGCAGGCGTAGTTTTGCCGGCTCAAATAGTCGCCAATGTTGTTGACCGCCTTGAACTCGCCAATCGCCCGCCCGTAGCCGTTGACATTGTTCGTGGCATATTGGGTATTCCACGCCCGACGCAGGATGCTACGGATGGCCGTTTGCTCGCTATCTTTTTTGTTATTGATGGTCTGTTTAGGAGAGATTCCGGGCAAACCCCCTCCCAGAGGAGATACGATTGCGGCCATCTTTATGTATTGAAAGAACGTAAAATTAGGACCTACTATATTGTATCACCATACATTTCCCGACTCGGCTAAATGATCACCCATGCATTGTACGGAGGACTCGGAAACCAATTGTTTCAAATTTGTACGGTGATGGCGTTTTCGCTAAAATCGGGACACGACTTTTATTTTGAGTGGGACGCGTCCGGTCTCATCGCGACGTCGGCCCTGTTGCGGGCCTTGGTGCCCCACTGCCGACCGGCCGACGTATGCCGAGCCCTGGAAGCCCGCTTGAAAGTGGTCCATCTGGTGGAACCCAGCAACCGGTATCATCCGGAATTGCTCGCGGAATTGGCGTACCAAGACAACCCGACGACCCTTTTCGTGCTCCAAGGGTATTTCCAGTCCTTTCGCTATTTTGAAACGGAATGGGACGCCATCGCGGACTTTCTGGGTATCCGCGCCCAGCAAGACGCGTTGCGGGCGTCGTTGTCGGCCCCGCCGCCGGACATTGTCATGCATATGCGGGTGGGAGATTACTTGGACCTGCAGCATACTCACCCCATTCTACCGTGCGGGTACTATGGTCGGGCCCTGGATGCGGCGCTGGACCAAGTCGACGGCGGCGTCGGCGCTCCCTCCGCGACCGTGGCCTGCCTGTGCCAGGCCCAGGACCGGAACCTGGTAGAAGATTACTATGTGAGCAAACTCCGTGACGTGTTCCCGCGGTGCACATGGACCCCGGTACCCGACATGCTGAGCGACAGTGAAACGATCCTATACATGTCTTTGGCCAAGGTTCAGGTGATTGCCAACAGCACCTTCAGTTTGTGGGCCGCTTACTTCCGGCGGACGTATACGGGTCGGGAACACGTCATCTATCCCAGCGTGTGGTTTACCCCGACCAACGATTACTTGTGGGTGGCGCAGATGTCGGGGGAGGGTCGGATGGTGTTTCTGCCGTGCAATTGGACGACGAAAAACCCGCCGTTACGCGCTGACGACATGATTCGGCCCGGATGGAGGATGATGGATGCTTCTCTGGATGCGAACCTGGATGCGGACGTGGCTGTAACACCGCCGCCGAGTGGGCCGGTAACCGGATGTTACGCCCAGTGTCTATGTTACAATAATCCGGTCAAACATGCGAGCATGACGGAACGGTTTCGGAAGCTGGGCATGCCGCTGTCTATTTATCCGGGCGTCTCGTTCACGAACCCGCGTATTTTGAACCGCGAGGGGCGGAACAATTCGCTCAGTATCCAACGTCTGTGGTCGGTCACCTACGGACATTTAGACATGATTCAGCGGTTTTTGGATAGCGACGCGTCCTACGGTATTTTTTGCGAAGACGATATTTTGGTGAACCGGACCTTGCCGCACGAATTGCCAGATATCATGCGGGAATGCGACGAAATGGCCGTGGATGTCTTGCTCTTGGGGTACATGAAAACGTGCAAGGTGGAGGCGTGGATGGCGGGGCACGCACAGATGGGGGATTTCCCGGGCCGTCCGTACACGTACCACGATTACCCGGACGACCAGTGGGGGGTCCACATGTACATGCTGTCGCGTTCGGGGGCCCGGCGTATCTTGAGCACCTACGGTTACGGGTACGCGGACCGGCACATAGACGACCCGGACCACCCGTTTAGCCCGGATTGGACCATCAGCAAATGCCCGGGTCTTAAACGGGCGCTGATTTCGCCCATGATGGCGGTGGAAGACGGTCGGGATTCGTACGAGCATTATGGCCACGAGGGGCAGTGGCGGTTCCACATGGAGACGTTTCGGGCCCATTTTGTCCCGGGTCTATTTATTTGAGGCATCAATATATACTGACATGTCGGGTGGTACCGGAGTTTCTACCGTGGTGGACGTGTCCCCAGGTGCTGATGCATCGTCGTTGTTGAAGAGCGCCTACCCTTACGGCACGCCCCATGGTTTGGGAGGGAACATGGCGTTGTACGCGAGCAAAGGGGGCTATGTCCCCGAGATACACATGGCCTCTAACAAAGCGGCGACGCCCGCCAAGAAGAAGCCCGGGGTGGGCAAAAAGATGAAGAAAGGGGGCAAGTCCAAGAAGGGGGGACGCAGCAAGCGCAACAATACGACCAAGAAAAACCGGACGCGGCGCGTGTACCATTAGATCATCGTGGCCTCCTTTTTCTCGGCAGTTCGTATAGAACATGCCCAAGGGGGGTGGCTCATATGGTAAAACGGGGCATGCGCGCTTTCGGGGCAGTCTGCGTAAAAAAGATCCTATAGTTTCCTTGCACCGGGCCAAGGCCATGACGGGAGGTGCTTCTGCGCTAGTGGGGGGAGCGGTGGCCGGGTCGGAAGGAGGTTCCACACAGTGGGGGCTGGTCTTGGTCATTCTGGCGTTGATTGGCGTGATTGCGTATTTGATCTCGCTGCATATGGGGGTGGGGGCAGGGACAGGTCCGGTCAAGACGCCTACGCGTCGTGCCGAACCAGGGCTGGGCTTGCCCAGCGTCTTGGTCGCCCCCGTCTCTACCCGGACCAACCCTTACGGGGACCCGCTGTCGCCGCCCCTGAAGAGCGACGGCGTGTATTTCCCCCCGGATTCGGGGGACATCCGGGGTCTGCCCATGGTGACGGGGGGTGACGGTGGATCGGCTACCTGCAACAGCGCCACATGTGGTGGCATGGTGGGGCCCGGCGGAGTCGGCAGGGCCGGGACCGGGCTGCCCATCAACATGCGCACCCGGGGGTACAGCCCCGACTTTTCGCAAATTGGTCTGCTCACGCGTGAACGCGCGGACCGGACGGAAGACACGTCGTTCCGGGACCCCATGATCCTGCCGCTGTTTGGGCGCCGGGTCCTGAACGGACGCGACAAGTACCAGTATTACACGATGTCCAATACCGGCGCCGTGAACACCAAGTTGCCGGTGAAAGTGCGGGGACGCAACTGCGTCAACGAATATGGGTGCGACGAACTCATGAACCAGGACACGGTCTACGTGGAGGGCTACAACGACGTGTTCCGGGCCACCATCTACGAATCCAATACCTTCAGTTACATCCCGTACCTGTAAAAGGACGGAGGACGGGTCGGGGGTCGGGGTAGGTTCACCCAAAAAACCTACTTAAAGAGGGCGCGCCTATATACCTTGAGCGTTCTTGGTGTAGTGGTAACATGCAGCCCTTCCAAGGCTGAGCTTCGGGTTCGATTCCCGAAGGACGCATTTGTATCTATGGGATCCCTGGTTCGGATCCTATAGATGGATTGGGTAGGTGGGTGGATACGGGTTCAAGCGTGATACCGTTGGTTCGTGGAAACGGCTAAAGGTTCAGGCAGGATAGGTTTGGCCGGCGCCGGCACGATGGACGCCACCGGCAGTCCCCGAATCGGCGGTTGGCCTTGAGGACCCGTGTACTGGGGGTCCCGGGGGGTCACCAGGTTGGTGGACCCGATGCCCAGCAGTTCAGACTCCACGTCGCAATTGTCGCGGAAGAGCTGGAGGGGGTACCGCCCCGGCAACAAGCCTTGCCCGGCGTAACACGTTTGCTCGTGGAAATTGTAGCCCACGTATGTTTCGTAGTGCCGGGCGTTGGACAAACAGGACTGTTCCAAGGCGTAATTTCCCGGCGTATTTTTGCTGCGCGTAGAGGCCATATCTTTCTATTATACCTGGCGATATTTACACCCAAAAAAAAGAGGGACAGAAGGTCAGAGTGGCAGAGGTGGACAGGGGGTCAATCGCAGCCAAACCCCCCAGCCGTCAAACATATGCAGATTGTCGGGATGAAATAGGACCTGGACAAGTTCTTGGTGCAAAGGGGCTTTGGTTATCCGCATGGCATCGTAGTCGTAGACGAAAATATCCGGATGCTTGGACAATGCCTCCCACTGGTCCTGATTCCACTGATCCTGATTCCAGTCGGCGATTTCTTCGGGGGTCGTTTCCTCCAGGTGGACTCCGTGTTTTTTCGGTTGGGGCGTCACCCCCGGATTTCTAGACAACATGTACAAGTCTATTTTGTCGGGGTGCTGTTCCAGGAGGTCCAGGGCGGCCGGATTCACCGACATGTGGTACCAGTCTATGCGGTCAGGATGCCGCTTCAAAATATGCATGGCATGGGGGTTTCGCGACAAGCCGTGCCAGTCTATGTATTTGGGATGTTCTTCTAACCACGCCACCGCCGCCGGCGCCGGGTTCTGCGACAAGTTGTAGCTGTCCAGTCGCGTGGGGTCAATCCTGTCGCGTAATTTATACATGATGGGTTTTTGTAATATGGTATGTACCTTGCTTGTACATGCCAATCAATTTTTACACCCATAAATGTTATTCGGTGTACACAAACATATAAAATCTTATGTATGCTACAAGTAAATGTCCGAACCCGCGACAAACGCCCCTTTTTCTTTCCAACAACCGGTCGGTACCGACCGGTACCGGTACCGCAAGACGCCCTTGAATGACAACTGTTGGATGAAACTGTATATGAGTGGCAACCCGTTTGCCGCCGTGTTGTCTTTTGTGGACGCGGAGGACAAGTGCATCCATGTACCCGACGGATTTGTGCTGACGGATATTACACGTCCCCAGCCCATGAAGCCCATGACGTCGTTCAACCAAGAATCGCAACTGTTTGCATTGGCCATCAAGCATGAGTATGCGTTTACCTACCAAGGCAAGACGGGCAAATTGATCCTACAATGGTCCCTGCCGGGGGACTTTATCTGGGAATAACCCCTTTACGCCCGCCGCGGCGTCAATTTCTGTTCCAAGACCGTCATGGCCATGCTTTGACTACCTCCGTTCAGCAATTCACATATGCAGGCATGAAACAGCGAAAAATAATCGTAAGAAAACAGCACCGCCAAGCCGATTTGGGGGTCGTCGGACATCATCTTTGCCGCCGCCCGCAGATACAGAGACTGGAACGCGGGAACCTTGCAGGTAGCCTCATATACAGTATCTAGGAGGGCCGTCATGGCGTCCGCATCAAAATCCCATTCGTCGCGCGTGACCTCGTCCACGCCCTCGGTACCATGGGGGACGATACCCAGAGATTCGGCCCCTGAAACGACCCGCAGACATTCGCGGTACTGCTGGTCGTTGGTGTAATGCACCTGAAGGGAACGCGGGTAGGGCCGCCGGGTCGTCGTCATCGTCATATACTAACCAAGGTATATGATGATCACTGTATATGGTTTTTAGTTCTTCTTCGCCTTGCGGGCGCCCTTGCGCTGCGTGCGGCGCGCGCTCTTACGCGCACTCTTGCGAGCGCTCTTACCACCCTTCTTGGATTCCCGACGACGCGACTTTCCACCCGAAAACGGAGCACCAGCCAAAGGAGACATGATTCTATATACACTCCCGAGATTTTACGCTGATCCGGCCCTAAACGGGCCGGGTAGCTACGCTGAACCCATGGCCCGGGTCTGGACGCCGCCACGCACCCAGCCCTCTAACGCAGTAGCCTCGGGGTCCACGTGCGCGGCCGTATCCATGTGCTTGCGCATGTGGTCGTCCACCGGGTACAGCGTGTAATCCATGAAGCTCTTGTCCATGATGGTAGAGACGCCCTTCTTCTCAAACACCGACTCGCCCTGCAGCAACTGGGACTCCGTGTCGGGGTTGCACGTCCCTCTGCCTAAATAGGGGATGGTGACAAAGGGGCGCGAATTCAGCGACAGTTTCTCTAAAGGCCGGGACTGCTCCGTGCGGATCAGAAGCTGGGAATCGTAGTCCACCACCTGTCCGTTCAGACCGTCACCGTTGGCCGTGCCGCTCAGAATCATGCTGGGCTGCGACGTGGCAAACTGGATTTCGGCCGACGTGATGCTCTCGCTGAAGTAGTTGGCCAACATGTGGTTGGCGAACCGGGTATTTTGCAAGTTCTGTTGGGTATTGTCCACTCGGTCCGCGCCAATACGGTCATTTTGATTGAAATAATAATCTGAATATTGCATGTTGGTGAACCACTCTATATATGTGGGGCACGAAAAAAGCACACAGGCAAGTTGACCGGGTGGATCCTATACGTTCCCTTGGACCCCCTCTCAGTAATTCGTGTAATGGTTGGTGTTGCGGCCACAGGCGAACATGTTGCCTTCCTTGCAGGAAATCATGTCCCCGTAACAAAACTGGGCAAAGGCGCCTTGGTCGTTGGGAATGGTCGTGGCTGGGTTGGACACAAACGGGCGCATGGACTGCTCAAAGGTAAGCTGTTCGTTGAGATCGCGGAAGAGTTTCTCGCTGATGTCGGGTTGGGTGGGGTTGGCCTGTTGCACCGTCCGGACCACGTTCTGGGTGATGAGTTCTTGGACGGTGGGATTGGAGGCGGGGGGCGCGGGCAATTTATGGGGGTTGTTGTCGTAATCAGAAACTAGAACATTACTAAAGGGGTTTTCGGGGGTGGGTTGTTGGTACACCGGGAGGCCGCCGAGGGTGGCGCTTTCGGCGCCCGACGCCGACAAAACGTCTAAACCGGCGGCGTCGTCGGGGTCGGGGTTCGCCAGCCCTTCTTCCCACCTGGGCCGATAATATTCGTACATGCCCCAGATGCTGGTCAGGCACAGGATGCCGATGAACAGGATGCGGACGGGGTGCTGCGTGATAAAAAGGGAAATGAGCAGAATGACCAAGACGGCGCGGGTCAGGGCGTTGAGTTTTTGGGTAAAGGACATGGAATCCACGGGATAAAATTCCAGCATGGTGCGGCTGTCCAACAGGACATTGGGGTTGGTGGTCCAGAAGGGGATGCGTTCGTCTCCTGCTGTGTCGTTACTGGCGTATCCTTCACGAAAATCACCTTTTGTGTCATCCAGATTGAACCTTACGGTGCGCTTTTCGCCGGTGCCACGGGCACCCTGTGCCCGACCCTGTCCGCTATCGCCGGGTTGCGGTCCCCCCACGGGTTTTTTATTCGTCTGGTTCTTCGGAGTCATGGTGGTCCCTGTTTGCATTGGTAACGACCCTCTCCGCCTATACTGTAAACCGATAAACTAAATATCCACATTGTATAGGAGCACCAATCATCATGCGGGTGGATAGTCCAAGAGATCATAAACGTCGTACCAAGAAGATTTATCAACGGGGCGGCGGCAGTTCCATCGTCGTGGATCCACGCATCATAGCAGGAACGACCCCGGGAAGGACTCAGGGAAAGACTCAGGGAAGGACTCAGCGCAAGTACCACCGCGACGACTACCATTCCAACAACGGTATGATGACGGCTATATGGGGTCCCCCTACCTGGCACATGCTTCATTGCATCAGTTTCAATTACCCGGTGGAGCCGACCGCCACGGAAAAACGGCGTTACCGTGCGTTTGTTCTAAATTTGCGCCACGTGTTGCCCTGCGGGAAATGCCGGAAAAACTTGGTCAAAAACTTTGCCCGACTTCCTTTAGAACAAAAACACATGGCCTCCCGCGACACCTTTTCCCGGTATATCTACGATTTGCACGAGGTGGTCAACACCATGCTGGGGAAAAAATCGGCCTTGACGTACCAAGACGTACGCGACACCTACGAAAACTTCCGAGCCCGGTGTTCCACGGGGGCGACGACGGGCGGGGTGGCCGGGGAAACCGGGTGCGTCATCCCGTACAACGGTCGGAAACAAAAATGCGTCTTGGAAATTCGCCCGGCTTAGGATCCTATACTTGTCATTGGCTACGACGGCGGAGACGGCGACGACGACGACGAAATTCTGTCTAGAAGGTATAGAGACATTCGTTGAGACATGGCTAGATCGCGAGGAAAAATGTTGGGAGGAATGTTGAATGCCATGCAGCAGGGCGGGGCGGCGTCTAAAATCGTCGTGGTTGTGTTGTTGCTGCTCTTCATCGCCGTGGGAATTTACGTGTATTATCAGTACAACCAGTCCGCTTTAGATAAAAAGAAGGCCAACGTGGCCAACGCCCCCTCGTCGGGAGGTGCCACCGGTAACGGGGTCGCGGGTACCATGAATACGTTTGACAACGGCACCCTGGATGTCATGTTCTTCAACGTGGATTGGTGCCCGCACTGCGTCAAGGCCAAGCCCGACTGGCAAGCGTTTGTGCAAAAGTACGACCAGCAGGTCATTCGGGGATACACGGTCACATGCGTGGGGGGCAGCACCGGCATCAACTGCACCAACACCGACGACCCGGAGGTGAAGGAGGCCGTCAAGCGGTACAATATCCAACACTACCCGACCCTGATTTTCGTGCAGAACGGTACCCAGGTGGAATTTGACGCCAAGATCAACGCCACCAATCTGGACGATTTCATGAACAAGTTGTAAATGGGCGGTCGGACCGCGCCATAAGTTGTTCGGCGTGTTCGGCGCCTAAATCTATGAGCCGTTGTCGCTCGTCTTTAGAATAACACACCGTGACGAAATCGTTCATGCGGGTATAAGGGTGGATATGGACTTCCCAGGGTACGACGTTGTTGCTCGGGTCCAGGGTGACGGGGTTATGACAAATCTTATTCAGAATATTTTTGGTCAGGAGATTAAAATATTCCAACAAGGTCATGCCGGGACGGGGGGACGATGTATCCTGCCCCGAGGCATCAAAATTCATACATATATTCACGCCCAGTACGGTGTTCCGGGGGCGCTGGTGGGCGTCGCACCAAGCCAAACAGGGTTCTATCGGATAGTTGACCAAGAAGGCACCGTCCACGTACCAACTGTGGTCCTGCGGCGACTGGTACGGCGCAAACAGCACCGGGGCGCATGCCGACGCATAGACCGCGTCCAGGACCCGCCATTCCGGGTGCGTATGATGCGACAAATCCACCGTCTGAAAATGGGTCAAATTGACCGTGAAAAAATGGTGTTCTATGCCCGTCGCTTCATAGAATTCCCGCATGGTGAGGGTGTCCAGGTCCAGGTCGCGCGCGGCAAAAACCGGACGCAACATGTCCTCTATGGCTTTCACCGTGAACATGCCGCAGTTTTGGTAGGTCTGAAGTACCGTATCCAGCGAAAAATGAAAGACCGTGTGCCAGGGTCGGCCCACCAAGTAATTGTCCAGGGTCGCCCAGTCGTAGGCCTCCGTTCCTTTCGTCGGGTCATGGATATCTGACCCCTCTTGGATGCACCACACGGAGAGAATGGTGCCGATGATGGTACCCGCCGAGGTTGAGTGAATCGTCTCAATGTCGTGCATGTTGAACCACGACGCTTGGTGCAGACGTTTCAACAGACCATAAAAGGTGAATCCGTAAATGACGCCACTGGACAGGACCAAATGTTTTATCGGGGCGCGCGTTTCGGTACTCGTTTCAGTACGCGTTCCGGATGGATCACATACATTCATTTGTACAACTCGGACAATGAAAATGTCCGGGTTGTCCGCAAGGGGTTGGGTTGACTGACGTCTCGCCTTACCACAGGGGGTTGACTGACGTCTTACCGCGTGGGGGGTTGACTGACGTCTTACCGCAAAGGGTTGACTGACGTCTTATCGGTGGAGGGTAATCTTCTTTTCCAGTTTTTCAAAAATTTCCGGATTGTACACAATCCCCGCCGGTTTGTAATTGTCAATCGGAGTATATTGTTTCGCCGCAGGTCCAGCCCCATGACCAGGGCCCGGGCCAGGCCCCGTATTCATGATGGCCGCCGTGGGGTCCGCTGCTCCGTTGGCGTCCGGATCCGCCTTGGTATCGCCGACCACTTGACCTTTTTCGTTGATGATTTTGCCCGTCTTGCGCTTGATTTCGTTGCGTACGTACGACGGTACCCAGTGTTCCCACCCAATAAATAGCGTATGGGGGTGCATGTACTGGACCCGGAACCCGTTGTCCACCAACTTGGCCACCAAATACGCAATGCAGTCGCCTTGGTCGTAGGTCGGTTCACCGAACAGAAATTCCGGCACCGTGAACCAGACGAATTTCTCATTGCGTTTCAGACGGGAGGTGGTGTTGATGCGCTTATGCACTCGGTTCAGGATTTTGTTAAAGAGGGACAGTTGTCGCTGGTCCCGTCGCATGTTGGTCTCGTACAAATCGTCAATGTTGATTTTGCCCGTGGCTTCTTGCTCGTCAATGAGTAAAATATTGGACATGACCGTAGGTATGATAAGGGCCGATGGAGGGGGATCACGCAACTATATGTTGTGTCTGGACATTTACCGAGACCAATTGCCCGCTCCCTCACAAGGCGGCATCCACCGTCAACAGCGTTTCCATGGTACAATCAAACCGGAATTTGCCCCCCAGAGACAAGTACAGGTCCAGCCACGACGCCTCCAACAGGGGGAATTCCACCAAGATATCGTGCCGTTTCATGGGTTCCACAATGTACGGAATCAACTGTCTTTCGGCAAGATGCTCCACCTCATTCCGAAATTCGTAATCATACTGGATACTCGGATGCGAATACTCCCGGTCTTTCTGTTCCGAAACGTAAGACACAATGGCCTTTTCGTTGTTCATGATGAACGACGACATGAAGACTTGGGTGGTACCCGTTGTACAATCGCACAGTTCGCGGGTCAGGCGGGCCCAATGGTCGGAATCGCCCAACGGAGGGTCCTCGGGTCGGACAACAGTCGGCACCGGAATATGGCAAGTCAGGATCAGATTGCGCCGCGTACAAATGTCGGTCAGTACCCGACACAACAGATAAAATTCCGGGTCGTCCGGTAGTTCGGCCAGGCCCATGCATATCACTTGCGTCAGTTCCGGCTGCGACGCGAGGCGCTTTTCAATCCCCACCTGAAGACGGTATAGGAGCATGTTTCGGATGGTGTCGCGCTCGTTGTTGGTAATCCCCCCCGTGGCGGGGTCGGGAAGGACCGGAAACCCCCCGCTTCGTCCTAAATGGTGGTACTGATGGGTGTCACTCAGTACCCATTTGGCCCGGATGATGTGCGGCAGCGTATACATCTGGTACGTGCCCATCGGCATCATGACGGTGTTTTCCCCCAGACCCACCATCCGTTGGGTGGAAAACATGTACATGTCTCCCTCGGACTGGTAGTGAACCGAGACGTAGAGCGGAAGGGCCCCCATGGAATCGCTCACCACGTACATGCGCGTCTGATCTTGGTCCACGCGTTGGTCCACCAGGACCATGGTAAAGACCCCGTCCAGCAACTGCAAGAGATAGTCTATGCCGTAGGTACGGTATAATTTGAACAGGAGGACCAATTTAGACGTTTCGGTAGCGGTAGGATCAGCACCAGCACCAGCGGAGGCGGAAGCGCCAGCGGTACCGTTCTTGGCACGGTCGGGGTTGTACGAATTCCACAGGTCGTCCAAATTGAAAATCCGGCCGACCAAGAACAGCATCATGTCGCCATGATTCAGCGACACCGGTTGAAGGGTGCCGCGGAACACGGTAGGATGGCACATGTAGGCCCGGATACCAAACGGTTCAAACCGCCCCGACCACGACCCGTCGCACGCGTCGCCGTCCGTGAAGATACTTTCCATCACATAGTTGTTACAGTCGGGGGGAAAATTGACACCAATGGCGAAATCGTTCATGGTATCTCTACTAAATAACAGATAACACGAACCGTTTATGTCGGTAAGAACGGGTTTACTTCTTGGCGTGACCACCCGACGGGGCCAGCGTCGGTCCCCCGTTGTACGCATTCACATGCTTGTAAATCTCCAAGGCAATCAGCCCTCCAAACACCTGGGCTAAACAGTAAGGAATCACCTCCGACGACGGCAACTGACCGGCCGAGGTCATCACCAGGGTCGTCACGGGATTCATGAAGCCCCCCGAGATGTTGCGCGTCAACAGCACGACCAACGCCAAGGCCGCCCCGATGGCCAGGGGGTTGCCTGTGGCTAAAATAATGTACACGAAGAACATGGTCCCGAAGAATTCCACAAAATAATTTTGAAAGTACATGGCTCGGAATACCGTTATAATATAGCCCGCGAATTTAGCTCATCCCGCTTGCGTCAAGACACCACGCGCAACGGAATCCAGCGTCGGAACTTTCTATGGTACACGCACTCCATCCTGAGTTGTCGGGTCGTGTCCACGTACTTGTCCGCGCGAATGTCTAGGAAATCGTCCTCGTCGTCGCTCTCTTCCGTGGCGTCTAAACACCGGTTTTCTTTGATGTTCCGAAACAGAGAATTCATAAACACACTGGTCTTGTAATTCGGAATATAGGCAACGTCGGTCACATATTGGCCGGTGAGATGCTCCAACACATACATGTCCGACGCGAGTTCGGCCGTCACCCGAAACACAGCCCGTTCCTTGCCCGACGGTTCCTTGTACAGACCGCCGCCACGTGGCGGCGGTGGCCGCACAGAAGATGAGGCCGCCGGTAAGGGTGGGCAAGGAACGGGAGTGGTCGGGGCCAGGCCCAGGCCCGCACTCAGGTCCGTATCGGCTACGCCTACAGGTTGATTGATATAAGGTACTTGATGGGTCAACGAACGGTATTGGATATGGTGCACCGGGTACCCGGCCGTTTCCATGGCGGCCGCGACCGACCCCCCTCTCGGAAACAGGACGGGCAAGACGAACCCGATGCGGGGCAAGTTGGAGGGGGCAGGGAAAAGGTCGCTACCGGCGCGACCGTGCAAGTACCCGGGTCTACAAAGCAATTCATGCAAGATGCCTAAACAGTCCCCGTAACAAAGTTTCCGCAAAGAAACCGATTGATAGATGAGGATGTCTTCCACCACAAAGAGCATCCGGGGGGAGGCCGTCTCAGGTACAGTATAATTCTCGTGGACCAGTGAACCGTAAAAAAAGGTGCCTAAAGCGAGATGGGGAGCCTCCGCGTCAAATTCGGCGTGGACGATCCGATGACTGACCACTTGTTTTTCCCGATTGAGTTCCAATAGAATACACACGTCGTCCTCGCCTAAAAACGTGAACCACGCAATGTATTTCTTGGATTTAGGAATCAAAAGACCGACCTGGTACTGTTCATTCAAGGTAGGTGATTTCCTATGAGAGGAATACGTCTCATAGGAAAGCTCAATCGGGGGCAACTGCCGGAGTTTAGCCGCAATCAACGATGACATGGAATCGGGGGTCATGATCCTATACCTTCCTTAGGAGGGATGGCTTTATGTTTGTTCGCGGCCAGGGGTGCGGGCCGGGGCCCTAAAATGCCTCCAGGAGGGCCTGCTTTAGGTAATGTTTTTGTTCGGGGTCCAGGCCCGGTTCCAAGCCCGGAGCCGGGCCCTGTTCGGGGTCCTCTGACCGCGGCACCGGGCCCGGCCCCACCTGCTTTAGCTGCTGCAGTTCGTCCAAGATTTCTTGGTATTTTTTCTCATGGAGTTGATGGCGGTTCACGCGTTTCGGCGTGGTAAACGCGGACTGAACGTATCGGTAAAAATGGTGTGCCAACAGTACGATGCCGACATATACCAACAGTTGTACCAAGAGATTCATGAGGGGGACATATATCTTGATGGGCAGTTACTCGGCCGTGGGTTCAAACGCCTGGAACCATTCAACCCTTCTTGACAGGACCCGGAGGGGGCTTGGCCGGGTCCTTGGCCGGGTCCTTGGCCGGGGCCTTGACCGGGTCCTTGGACACCGATTTAGAAAAAAGATGGGCCTTCAATCTCGCCAAGGTATTGTACTCATCAATGCGTCTATTGGACATTTCTGCCCAGTGTATAAAAGTTCCAAAATATTTGATCAATAAAGACAGCACGGTGGTGGAAGTACTGATGATCAATGAGACGGGAATCGCCCCCCCGCTTGCTCGCCAAGAGCGCCGAAGGCGCACGGTGTGTCGCATACGATTTTGTCGGCCGCCGCTGCTCTGATGCCGCCGTGTACGATTCATGTCTACAATACGGCTAGATTTTCCGTTTGCACTGGTCTAATGCACGAAAAAGACTTAAACCTTTGCCGGGATCATAACGTAACCAGTACCAAGAATAACATGCCTACCCTCTTGATCGTGGATCGCACGGGCACGGTGAAGCCGTTGGCTACCAAGACCTACGAAGAGGACATATTGTACAAGAAGGCGGGATTCAAGACACCCACCGATTTCGCGTTGCATCATGTATTCAGTATGGGATCCTATAGAATTCATTTGTACGGCAAGACCAAGGGCAAGGCAGGACAAGAAAACAAGTACGATTTCCCGCCCCCGGTGGACAATGTCCTCTTTTTCGGCAGCTGTTTGTTGGTGAACAAGCGCGAGGGGGGCGAGGTGACCGATTTGCCGTTGAAAGATTGGAAGGCCATCTATGAGAAATTGTTCGGGGGGTTTGAGGATTTGACGGCGGCCGACGAAGGGGAGGCGGGGGAATCGGAGACCGAGGAGGAGAAACGTATCATGGCGGACCCCCATACCAAATTCACCAAGCAGGGATATGTGAAGGACGATTTCATTGTGGACGACGACGACGACGACGACGAGGACGATGACGACGAAGAGGAGGAGTCGGCCAGCTTTAGCGACGATTCCGACGACCGGCCACGGCCCAAAAAGAAGGCGGCCCCGAAGACCAAGAAAGCGCCGGTAACCCGGTCCAAGAAGACGGGAGGACCGGCCTCGGCCGCACCCAAGAAAGCCGCCGCCGCTACCGCGAGAAGGGCTCGGAAGGAACCAACGATGGTGAGCGAAGAGCCGAATGCCACCCCGGTACTGCAGGACGAATTGGCGGAGGAGGAGTATTTTGCTTGACGCCTTTGCCGGTGTGGCAAAGGTGGACGAGGCGACCTGGCCAAGAAAATTGATCCGGAGGGTGAAGAACACGAAAACGGTTGACAAGATCCTAGACACCCTTGAACAACGTTCACCGGTACAGAGCATGTTGCCAACTTCCGAGAAGAAGGGAACCTGGGTATTTTCGTATACGCGGGCGAACCGATATACGTGTCATTACGATGTCCCCACGTGGACCTTTGTGCCCGAGGATCCCCTTCCTGCGGGGGAGCGCCGTTCTCCGTCCTGTCAGCAACAAAAAATTGATTCGTCGGCCGAGTCCACGACGACAGTGTCTAAAAGTGCATAAAATCCTCCTGCGTTGTATTGATAACCCCCTTATTGAACCATACGCACCATGCATTATCATATTGCCGACCCCGACACATTCCGCACCAACATACGGGCAAAATTGGTGCAGTTGGTCCTACACCCCGATAAGGGCCCTGCGGGCCCGGAAGGCCCGGAAGGACCTAATCCCACGCTCATGGGTAATTTAGAAAAGGGGGTGTATAACTACGCCATTCGCGAGGCGGACCGGCGCAATATTGTGAAAAAATGGGACAACCCGAGTTTTGTGCATATTTACATGGACCGGGTGCGTAGCGTGTACCATAATCTGAAGGAGCCCGAACTGGTGGATAAGTTGTGTACAGGCGAACTGGCCCCCCAACAAGTGGCCTTCATGAGTCATCACGAGATGAACCCGGGCAAGTGGAAGGAGATTATTGAGCGCAAGATGATGCGGGACGCGTCCAAGCTGAATTCCAACATCCAGGCGAGTACCGACATGTACACATGCAGCCGGTGCAAATCCAAAAAGACCATTTATTACGAGATGGCGACGCGGTCGGCGGATGAGCAAATGACCATCTTCATTACGTGCCTGGATTGCGGCAAGAATTGGAAGCGGTAGACGTCCCCTGAACGACATGTATAGGATCAGATACGTGTCGTTTTTTTTGATTCCGTACACTGTTAGGTGAAAACCACCACAAGAACGTGTAGAATCCCTCTGTACCCACACCACCAACCAAGGTATAGGATCATATACATTCGTTGGTTAGGACGGCTCATTCGTGGTTCACCTCGGGGGCCTTGGCCCCCGCCAGTCGTGGTGGCACCGGCGGCGGTCGGTACTTCTCCAGCCCACCCCCCAAAGGAGGACCCTGAGGGAATTGCCCCGGACCGGGGGGATTGAACAGCATGTCCAAGTAGCTGGCGTGCCAGACGAGCGGGATGGCGTGGCCCACATCGCGGTAGAAGTATTCCATGACCCGCAGCACCCCGGTCGTTACGTCGCTGAATAAATTGAGGAGATCGCCCACGATGTCGCACGAATAGCATTTGTTCAGGATAAAATCGGGGAAATGTATGAATTCGTATCCGGTGTACCGGTAGCACATATGGCTCATTTTAGCTAAAATACCGTCCTCTTTAATGTACCCTTGGTCCACATCGGGGTAGCCTTTGACGCCGAAAAGAAACAGATACATGGGGTTGACGTCTACGGTGCCAAACGTGAAAATGCGTATAATCATGATGGGCAACCAAATAAATACCATGACCAAGAGGTAGATGAAGACGTCCACGAGGTACCATAGCAGGCAGGTTGGCAGGTTCTCTGACCAGGTCAAGCCACACCGGGTAATGTCCGAAAAGAGCAGTATCAAATCGTAAAACGTGAGCGAAAGGTCATAGATGATTTCTATGAAAACGTCCAATCCGGCCAAGATGAGCCAGATGGAGCCTTCGGCAAATGCCAAGATGTGTTCGGGCAACGTGATCAAGATGTAGACAACCAACCACAACATTTCCAAGAGAATATTCAAGAACGCGCTGAAATCGCCCAGGGAGGCCATGCCTTCGGTGAACCCTTCTTGACCCGCGGCCGCTGCGCTGTCGTAGGGGGCGGCGTGGGCCGCCATCTTGCACCGCGGCGCATCCGGCAGGAAATGGCAATCGTCCTCGTCGCTTTTACTGCGAAACATGGCAAAGTTTTCTTGGACCGGCAAGTAGTCCATCTTGGTAGGCGGCGGAGGCGGCGGGGTAGCTGTCGCGGTCGCCACGGCCGCCGCCTCCTGCTCTTTTTTCTGGTCCCGGTCCCGAAAGACATGATACACCAAGATGGTTAAAATGACCAACGCGAACCCAATTCCGAGACCTTTTTCTAGGGGTTTCATGGAAACAGTTACTATACTATGATGATATGTAGTTGGTTGATCCTATACATCATCTGGACATTCGGCCACGGTCATGGCCATGGTCACCGCACCTATTCTACGAGGAAGCCTCAGCCGACGGCAGCGACCCCTTGATGGAATCCAGATTCTTCTTGACGTCGGAGACCAAGTGGTCCATGTTGGCCATGGAACCCTCTAAAGACCCCACATTCTTCATGAGTTCGTCTTGGATTTTGACCAGCTCGCCGTACTTTTTGCGGATAAAGTCAAACTCCTGCTTGCGGTCCTTGTATTGCTTCTTATTGGGCAGCGGCTTGCCCAGGGGGTTCTCCACGTCCAGGTCCGCCGAGGTCTTAGGTGCTTGTTCGGTGCCCTCGGCGCCGCCTTCGGTGTCGGCCCCGTCGCCCCCGTCGGTCATACCGGCCTGGTCGGTCATACCTTCCTTGTCCTTGCCCTCGGTCCCGACCTCGTCAGACCACGGATTGCGCCGGGTCTGGTAGGTCAACAAATTCGCAAACCCAATCCCCATGACCAAGATGATAATCATGTTCTTGCTAAAAAAAGAGGTCACTAAAGCGACCAAGACGAAGAGCAAAGGGGTCACCAAATTGCCGTGCAAGGCGTGCGTGACCAAGTTGAAAAACGTCACCACCACCACAAAGTACAACACCCAACGATTGTATAGGATCCCCTTTTGGGTGTTTTCCAGCATGGCCGCGCCACCTTTCAAGAAGCTTGGAAATTTCATCGGTTCCTACCTCGGCTTCAATATACATTAACGGGATTTTTTGATGACCTGCCCACCTACTTGGCACCTTCCACTGCCTCGGAACTCTCCGTGTCGGCCTCTTCCGTGTCTGGTTCGGACCCCGAGGTAGAACTCAGTTCTTGGTACATGGTCCGGGCTTCCAGTTCCGCAGCGGCGTAAATCTCCAAGACTTCTTTGACCACATTCTCGCGTTCCACATCACATATCTCAAATTCCACACTGGAAATACTGTTGGACCGCCGTTTGCGAATCTTTTCCAGGAAATCTTCCAGACCGTTGCGTTCTCCCAGCCGGTCACACTGTTCTAAATCCCCCGTGATAAAGAGCCGCGTATTTTCGCCGATGCGCGTCAGAATCAGTTTCATCTGCGACAGGCTGCAATTCTGCATTTCGTCGGCCACAATGCAGCAGTTTTTGAAGGTCCGGCCGCGCATGAAGCCCAGGGGGCAAATCTCAATCACCTTGTCTTCTATCAATTGCGCCGTCTCCTTGGGCGTAATGTGGGCGTGCAAAATGTCGTAGAGGGGGCGCATCCAGGGCGCCATTTTTTCTTCTAAAGTTCCCGGTAAAAATCCCAGTTCCTCGTCCACACTGACCGACGGACGGGTGAAGATAATCTTATCGTAGGTGCCGGTCAAGAGGCCCCGGATGGCCGATTGCGTGGAAAAGAGGGTCTTGCCCGTGCCCGCCGGCCCCGTAGAAATGACGATTTTCCGGGAGGGGTCGTTCAAATAGGCCGCCAGCTTCTTCTGACTCGGGTTCTTGGGCTTGGTGAATTTTTTCTCAAATTGTTCGCGTTCATTGGCCGACAAATACTGCATATTTTCATATATTTTACGTTGCTGCAACCATGGAGAAGGTTTTGCCGGGTGATCCATCATGTACTCTTTCATAATATCCTTTTCTGTCTGTTTTTTTCCCTTGCGCCCACGACCACGCCCCGCGGTTCGGTTGCCTAGCATACCCAGCTCGGACGTCGGGTCAAACAAATCAAAGACATTAGAAGCATCGTACATGATGGTCGGCGTGAAATACCCCTCCTAAACTGGTATATAGAACCCGGGGGTTTTGCCCCGCGACCTTGATTTGGACGGTCTTTTTATGGGCATCTGTAAGCTTATATCCCCATAAAATATTTCGGGATAGGTGCCGCCGAGAGGCACCCGCCCAAAAAAGCATAAAAATAGCCGGGTTATATTATTTAGCCAACATGTCCGCCTCCCAGTCCAACAACGACTCTGTCGCTCCTTCTAATTTTTCCGTGATTCTGCCCGATGAATTGGGTCCGATGGCCACCCCTTCCGTTCATTTTGTAGATCGGCCGACCGAGGGGACCCATGTAGCCAACGGAAACGACGCCCCTCTGGGTCCCGAGGAGAAGAAGCCGCGGAGCAGCAGTTTTGGCAAATCGGACGGCGAGGGAAACACCCCCGTCCGCCGCGAACGCGAGGTGGAGCCCCTGCTCCAACCCGACGAGAACCGGTTTGTCATGTTTCCCATCCGTCACGACGACGTCTGGGCGCTGTACCAAAAGTCGGTGGATTCGTTCTGGAAGGCGGAGGACATTGATTTCAGCAAAGACCTGGCGGATTGGAAGAAATTATCGGACGACGAGCAGAATTTCATCAAAATGGTGTTGGCGTTTTTCGCCGCGAGCGACGGGGTCATTGTGGAAAACCTCGCACTGCGTTTCATGGGCGAAATCCAGGCCCCCGAGGTGCGCGCCTTTTACGCCTTTCAAAATTTCATGGAGAACGTGCATTCGCAAACGTACAGCTTGACCATTGACACGTACATTCAGGACCCGGAGGAGAAGATGAAGCTGTTTCATGCCGTGGAGCATTACCCGTGTGTCAAGAAGAAGTCGGACTGGGCCCGGAAATGGATTTCGGACGGCCGCAGTTCGTTCGCCACGCGCTTGCTCGCGTTTGCCATCGTGGAGGGGATTTTTTTCAGTTCCAGTTTTGCGGCCATTTTTTGGATCAAGCGTAAGAACGTGTTGCCGGGGCTGTGTCTGTCCAACGAGTATATTTCGCGCGACGAGGCGCTGCACGTGGAGCATGCCGTGATGCTGTACAAGAAGCTCAAGCGCAAGGTGCCGAAGAAGCGGTTCGTGGAGATCATGACGGAGGCCGTCGCGGTGGAAATAGAATTCATCACGGAATCCATCCCGTGCCGGATGATTGGCATGAGCTCCGACAGCATGATTACGTATATCAAATATTGTTGTGACCGTTTATGCAGCCAAATGGGATACCAAAAGATTTATAATGTGACGAACCCATTTGATTGGATGGAAATGATTTCCGTGGAGAAGAAGACCAATTTCTTTGAACACCGGGTCTCCGAGTACGCTCTTGCCAACAAGAAGATTGAAGGCGACGTCTTTGACCTCAACGCGGACTTTTGAAGAGGTAATCAAAAAAGATATCATATCAAAAATTTTTCAATTTCTTTCTTGGTGAGTTGTTCTTCATCTTCGTCGGGATAATACACGCGATATAATTTTTTCTTAGGGTCGTATTCCAAAATAGTCCCAATAAAAGGTTCCTTTTTTCCCGTCGTCTCGGAACGGAACATTTTGCGAATGGTACGACCTAATAAGGGATCGGTGGGTGACGGTGTACGGGCTTTGCGCGTGCCGTAAAATGACCCTTTGGGTGAAGGTGTACGGGTTTTGCGCGTGCCATGTAATGACCCTTTGGGTGAAGGAGGGCGCATCTCTTTGGATGGTGACGGTATGCGGGATTTGCGCGTGCCATAATAGGCGGATGTGGAATCAAGTTTTGGAATCATGGCCTCATAATGCTCACCACTGAGACGTAAAAGGACAGTAGGACGTATTTTTTGGCGCGGACTGTAGTAAGTAGATACAAAGTAATGGTTCTGGTCACCCGGGGAATGACTAAATACCATAATCTCTATATCTAAATAGAGAGCCGTTGCTAATACATCGGTTTCCTCGGCATATGTTTTATCACGGCACATATCATTCGTGTGTCTCTCGCCGACACCATACAATGAAGTTTGAATCTTTCCCATCAAGCTTTCAGAATCGTAATTTGCTTCACGGTTAAATATTCTGTAGAACTCGCATAGTCCTGCACGGATACTTTCAGCTTCGCCGGGTTTACCGTGGAGGAGATTGCGGTAGATGGGCGAAATGGATTGAGAGACCGCATAAAAAAAGCAATTTCCGTCGGCACCGTTGGGAAGATAATGAAAAAGTCGGTCAATATCTTCTTTGGGTAATAATTTTGTAACGCCATCCTTGATATCGTGTAATGACTCCATAGTTGCGAATATAATATATACCTAGACAAAACGACATAAACTACCACATTTGTGGATGGTGTGTGTTTTGAGGCCGATATCATGGAGTAATTACCACTTGGCTCGGGGACGCATTGGGCGTTCCCGCCATCGTAAAAATTGAATCGCACCGAAGCACGAGGACGACGGTGAACGTAAAACCATGACCGACGACGACTGCCCCATATGTCTAGATACGATGACGCCCCCCTTTGCCCTGCGGCAATGCAAACACCGGTTTCACGCCCCGTGTGTCCTGAAATCCATGGACGTATATTTGGCCAACTACGGGACCGAATGGCAGACCGTGCCGTGTCCCATCTGCAAACAACGCATTTCTTACCACTGCATATTGGAAGACTGCATCCGAAAATGCCACATGGACGACGTGAAGCAAATTGTCCATCCTCGTAACTTATTCACCGAATGCCACCTGGGACATTCGTTGGTCCATATTGCTGCCGCCGCGGGAAAACTGGAGACGGTCCAGTACCTCGTCCAACAAGGCCTGCCTCCGGATACCTTCAATACCTTTGGTCTGACCCCCGCCTACCTCGCCGCCGTGGGAGGACACACCAAGGTGGTCCAATACCTCGTGGAAAATCACCAGGCAAATATCCACTGCGAATCCTTGTTCGGCGCCACGATGCTGAACGCCGCCATAGAATATCGTCATCATGACATGGTAGAGTATTTGAAACAGAAAGGCGCACGACTGGGTAGTGACAACAAGGTGGATTTCAAACACATAGAGACCAATTCCTTGTTGGTCAAAGCAATCCAACGGCTGCTGTAGTGCCACGGCGGCAGCGGCAGCGGTGTCGTAAAAAAAGGACATTTTTTACGAAACGTTTGGGAACTGAGAGGTTCGAACTCTCGCGCACAACGTGCAGTGGGTCTTAAGTCCACCTCCTTAGACCACTCGGACAAGTTCCCTCATACGTACAACGTACCAAGTCCTTGCCCTCATTGGGAATTGAACCCAAGACCTCTTCCTTACTAGAGAAGTGCTCTACCGCTAAGCTATAAGGGCCCGGGAGGGGGACACCGCCCCCTCCCCCACTCTTATGAAGGGCGACTGCTTTATATGGCTTTTCTACAGCGTCCACCGTAGGTAGCCATGAACAACCCCATATCGCAAAGATTGTATAGGATCTTGCATTGTAAAAATATCGCCAAAATATAAGAACGGGCCAATAAGAATGGGGCCACCTCATAAATACACCCGGAAAACCCGCGCATTTTCCGTATGGGAAGTCCAGTCGCCCATGGAAGCGTCGCCCATGGTGTCCAAGCGTCGCCCTCGGCGGCGGACCCAAAAGAAAAAAATTGAAATTTTTCCGGTTTCGGTACCTAAACCGGCACCCACCGTTCTCACACCGAAACCTACCGTTCCTATACCCGCATCAACCAAAACGATGACCTCAAAGAAGACCCAATACCTTCAATGGATGGATGATTTAGCTTACCTGATGCGCCGGCGCAAGGACCCCATGCGGGCCCGCGCCTACCTGCAAGCCAAGGAAACCATAGAAGCCCTGCCCGATGCCGCCGTCACGGGGCCGGAGGCGCTCAAGGGCCGCCCCGGCATCGGTCCGGCCATTTACGAGAAACTGGTCACCTTGACCGCCACCGGCACCTTGCCCCTCTTGGAGGAGGGGGCGGACGACCTCCGCACCAAACGTGCCATGGAGGTCTTTACCCAAATTTACGGCGTGGGCGAGAAAAAGGCCGAGGAACTGGTCGCCCAAAAGGGCGTGACCACCCTAGAAGAATTGACCGCCCGCCAGTACGAACTCCTCAACGACAAACAGCAAATTGGGCTCCGGTACTACCGCGACATCTTGGAGCGCATTCCCCGCGACGAAATTGACGCCTATTACCGCGTGTTTCGGGCGGCTGCTTCCACTGCATGCAAGGATGTGGCCCTGGAAATCGTGGGCAGCTACCGCCGCGGGGCCGGCGACTCGGGCGACATTGACGTCATCCTGACCGCCACGGACCCCGCGCATTTCAAGACCTTCATTGACACCATGAAGGCGCAGAAAATCATAGAGGAGGTGCTGTCGTGCGGCAACTCCAAATGCCTGGTCATTGGCCGCCTCAGCCCCGCGCACAAGGCCCGGCGGGTAGATTTCCTCTATACGCCTCCGCAGGAATACCCGTTTGCGGTGCTGTATTTTACGGGCAGCAAGGGCTTCAACACGACCATGCGGGAACACGCCTTGTCACGATCCTATACACTCAATGAACATGGTCTGTCGGTCATGGAGGGACGCAAAAAGGGGGCCATGGTGTCGGAGACCTTTGCCGACGAAGCCGCCATCTTTGCCTTTCTCGGACTGGCCTACAAGACGCCGGCCGAACGCACGGGCGGGGACGCCGTCGTTCCTGCGGCCGCGGCCGCGACAGCGACAGCGACAGCAGCGGCAGAAGCGCCAGCCCCCGTCACCAAGAAGCGCGTGACCCGGAAAAAAGCGCCTGCCCCTTCTCCTACGGTCCCTGCACCTACGGCACCTGCACCTACAAATAATTTAATCGTGTCCCTCGTCCAGAGCTCGCCCGCACCTGCCCCTTCACCTACGGTGGTCCCAGCCCCCGTGGCCATGGATCACATACATCAATTTCAACGGGACGGCACACGGGCCCTGGCACCCTTGTCCGAGCCCCAACTGGCGGCGATGATAGAGGCGGCGAACCACGCGTTCCATACGGTGGGCGCACCGGTCATGACGGACGCGGAATACGACATCTTGACCCGGTACACCGAGGAGCGGTTCCCCACCAGTCAGGCACTGCAAGCCGTGGGCGCTGTCCCGGTGGCCAAGAACAAGGTCCGGTTGCCTTACGAGATGGCGTCCATGGACAAGATCAAGCCCGACACGGCGGCCCTGGTCCAGTGGAAGGCCAAGTACCGCGGTCCCTACGTCCTGTCGTCCAAGTTGGACGGCGTGTCGGGGATGTACACGGTGGACGAGGCCGGCGCGGCCCGTCTCTATACCCGCGGCGACGGCAAAGTGGGGCAAGACATTACGTATTTGATTCCCTACTTGCGGTTACCTAAAGGGACTCCCAGCTTCGCTACTGGCATAGCCATCCGCGGCGAATTCGTCTTCAAGAAGGCCGTCTTCGCCACCAAGTACGCCAGCACGTACGCCAACGCCCGGAACCTCGTGGCCGGTCTCGTCAACGGCAAGACGGTGGACGACCGCATCCGCGACCTGGATTTCGTCGTCTACGAGGTCATCCAGCCGGCCAACTTGACCCCCTCCCAACAGATGTCTTGGATCCGAGACCACGGGTTCCTCACCGTCACGAACCGCACGGTCCCCCCCGACCAACTCACCAACGACTACTTGTCGGACGTGCTGCGGGACGCCCGGTCCAACGACGTCTACGACATTGACGGCATCATCGTGTCCGACGACCGCGTCTACCCCCGGACCTCGGGCAACCCCGACCACAGTTTCGCCTTCAAGATGGTACTGTCGGACCAAGCGGCGGAGACCCACGTGGTCAACGTGGAATGGGCCGCGTCCAAGGACGGGTTCCTGAAACCGACCGTCCACGTGGAGCCGGTGACCGTGGGCGGCGTCACGATACGCAAGGCGACCGGGTTCAACGCCGAATTCATTGAGAAGCATCGGCTGGGAGTGGGCGCCATCGTGCGCATCATTCGGTCGGGCGACGTCATTCCGTACATTCAGGCCGTGGTCGCGCCGGCCACGCAGGCCCAGATGCCCACGGTGCCCTACGTGTGGAACAAGACCCACGTGGACATTCTGCTGGAACACGCCGACGACGACCCCGCCGTGCGCAAGAAGCGCATCGTGGCGTTTTTCCGCACCCTGGACGTGGACGGCCTCCGCGAGGGCAACGTCCAAAAACTGCTGCAGGCGGGCTACGATACCATCTGCAAAATCGTGAAGATGTCCGCGGCCGACATGTTGAAGGTGGAAGGGTTCCAGCAAAAGACCGCGGACAAGCTGGTGACCGGCATCCGCCAGGCCGTGGCCCGCGCACCCTTGCCCGCACTCATGGTGGCCTCCGGCAAAATGGGCCGTGGTCTAGGCGAGAAGAAACTGGAAACCGTGTTTGAGGCCTACCCGACGTGGTGGGAGTCCGAGGAGCGCAACGTGGACCGCCTGGCGGCCATCAAAGGCATGTCGCGCACGGCGGCCGAGGAACTGGTGGCGCATCTGCCGGCCTTTACCGCATTCTTGGAAGAGTGCGGGATTACGGCGCTTGACCGGACCACGGTACCCGTTGCTCCTACCATGCAGCCGCTGCCTGCGGCCACTGCGGCCACTGCGGCGACCGCGCCCCCTGCGCCCACCACCATAGGCCCGGAAGGAGCCGCAGCCCTGGCGGGCAAGACGCTCGTGATGACGGGCATCCGCAGCAAGGAGCTGGAAACCGCCCTGAAACCCCTCGGCGTGAAATTCGGCGCCGCGGTCAGTAAAAACACGTTCGCGGTGATTACAGGCACCAAGCCGGAGGACGGCGCCAAGCTGACGGGCAAAATGAAGGACGCCCAGACCCACGGTATCCCCATCTACTCCCTGGCCGAATTCCAAACAAAATATCAAATCAATGTATAGGATCCCACCCGCCCCGTCCCTCCCGTACTTTCCATACCTTGACACATGGCGTCTAAGAAAACGCATTCAGGAACGGTAGAATCAGCCCTCATAATGATGCTGTATATCTTCAACACCACGTATGTGTATGTGGTGATGGGGGTCATTTCCCTGATCTTGGTCCTCTGGGGTTTCATGTTCCAAGAAGGCATGGCGAATTCCCTGTATAACAATCCCCCCATTCATGTTACGCGCGACCCCCATCCCAGCCCGTTCCCCACACAAATTATTCGTACATCTTCCACAAAGATGACGGATAGACCGAAGCGGCCCCGGCAATGGAAACCATAACTAAGTAAAAACATATTGGACATATAATGTAGTAAAGTAAAATGAAACATAAAACCCATTCCGTCACCCCACCCTTCAATCTATAGCAAAGTATCTGGCACAAAGCGAGTCAAGTCTTCCCCAACGTAGAACAATTGGAACCTAATTCTAATAATTCTAATCACGTGAAACTCTCCAACATCCATGAGCAGATTCGGCTGTTTTTTCATTCTATCCGCGGTCCGATGAACAACACCCTCCTCGGTATGGACCTGTTGGAAGACGCCCTCAGGGATTCTGACGAAGCGCATGAGATTCTGCAACATGTGAAAAATTCGTGCACATTTGCGATCGACATCTTGGACAAATACGCCGGTTTAAAACGCATCATGAATTCGTCCAAGGACAACAACATCACGTTCTACCCGTTCAATCTCAACGGATTTTTTCAACAAATAGAGTTCCTGACCCGCTACGCTTGCCTGGAAAAGAACATCAAATACCTGTGGAATGTGCCCGGGGACATCCGTCCATGGGTCATGGGCGACGAGCATAATTTGACCCACGTGTTCCTCAGCATCCTACAAGAAGCGATTGTCAATTCTCCGAAACAAAATACCGTCGTCCTGGATGTGTCGGGTCGTATGATTCGTACCAACCAACAAGCCGTGACGATCACCATTCAATACCGTCGTACGTGTCCCAGTAAATTATCCACTGAACCCGCATGGGCCATGAACCAACATATCATGGCGGCCCATAAAGGCACTCTACAGCATACCTTTGTTCCCGAGGTGCATCATTCTCCCTATACCAGTCGGAAAACGCCACCGACCATGACGGCCACATTGCAACATATTCGCGACTTTTTCTCCATATCCAGTTCCGACAAGAACCAAGTCTCCGAACAACGGCCGTCGGTCATGGGAGAATTCTTGCGTAAATTGTCCGTCTTAAGTCGTGGTTCACAGACGGGAGGAACGGTCGTTCCCTTGAAAGGCGCTAACACGTTTGTCATTCACATTCCCTTTCCAATATGCGAACGGGGAACGGGAACGGGTTCGGGTCCAAAGGCCCAGGCCTCGCGTCAAGGATCACACAAAACCATACAGCGGAACCTGGCCCATATGACCGAAACGGTGGAACTGGGTTCCTGTACCCCGCACAGCCATTTAGTCAAAAAGGTATTCCATGCGACCTATACGGTATGCGTCGTGGACGACAGCGAGATGGTGCGAAAAATGGTTGTTCAGTTGGTGAATACGACCACCAAAGACCTCCAGATCCCCACCCATGTTTGGCAGGCCCAGGACGGTTTGGAGGCCATCGTGAACTTTTACGCCAAACTTGCCCAGATATCGGTCATTTTTATGGACAATGTCATGCCGACCTTGACCGGGCCCATGACCGCGCGACTCTTGCGTGCCATGGGGTACAAGAACCTCATCATCGGCATCACCGGCAACTCCATGCCGGACGACGTTTCCCATTTCTACGAGGCCGGTATAGACCATTTGTTTATCAAGCCCTTTACCAAGCGGCAAATGAACGCGGTTTGGAAACTGATAGATACCGAAGGGGTCGGAACCCGTTCCAGGCACAAACTCGTGTACGAAAACGACATGTTGGTCTGGAAAAAACCCGACAGCAGGGAAAGTGGCATCTCCGACAAGCGATTACCGACGTAATACAGACGTAATACAGACGTAAAAAAATCCTGGCCAGGTGGCCAGGATTTTTTGTGTTTTTTATGGGGTTTTGTCATGGACGCTTACATCCAGTCCAGTTCGCCGCGTTCCATCTGTTGGACAGTTTGCAGGTACTTGACCTTGGCCGCCGCCGCCAACTTCTCGGCCTGCTTGGACTCTTGCTGGCGCGACGACTCAATGGCCTGCCGCATGCGCTTGGGCAGGTTCTCCGTCTTGGCGTACGCACGCTGGCCGCGGCCGCCGGACGCCACGCCGCCGTGACCGAGGCTACGGTCCAGGCAGGCATCAGCGGCCAATGAAACCATGGTGGGAGCAGAGGACATTGTTCTGGGTTCTTGGTAGTGTGTTGATACGTGAGATGCCACGGAATTTACCCCGAAAACCGGCATTTCAATTTTTATGGGAACCTCAGGTTCCCATATGCCCTCCTTACATACCATGCCACCTCCCTACGGTCGGCGGCATATAAGTTGCTGCTGGAGCCGGACATGGATCCGTTCCATACATGGACCTATTCGGGGTAAATGCCGCCTTTTGCTGGTTCCGGACATGGACACGCCTTGCTATGATCCTATACATCCTGTTGGGGATGATGTCTGGTCTGGTCTGGTCTGGTCTGGTCTGGTCTGGTCTGGTCTGGTCTGGTCTGGTCTGGTCTGGATTAACCCCCTCCCCAACGAGATGTATAGGATCTTGGGGTTAGGGTTTTTACTGGGGTTAGGGTTTCTGTGGGGGTTAGGGTTTTTACTGGGGTTAGGGTTTCTGTTGGGGTTAGGGTTTTATCGGGCCGGGCAGGGATTACATATGCCCCACAAATTTGGCCGCCGGGGCCCAGTGCAGCATGTCGGGGGGAGAGGTCTGGGTTCCTTGGGTCGCGATTTCCCAAGGAAATAGGTCGTTGCCGTAGACGTCTTGGAGCAGGCACCATTCAAACATGCCCCCGTAGTAAATAAACACTTGGGTAAACCCCAATTTGGTCAACTGGGTGAACTTCCGGTCCACGCTGTCGTCCACGTTGTTTTTGCCGTAGATGACCAAGATATAGTCGTCCAGGTTACGGTTCAGGTCCCCGATGACCTCATTGACCCACGCTTCTTCCATCTGGCAAGGGACCGTGCCGGGGATCAAATACATCTGTTCATGGGTGGGCAAGGTGTTGATGAGCCAGAACCGCGAGGCGGCGAGGTCGCCTTTTCGGTTGTGTTTCATGATCCACCGGACGTCGTCAAACCCCACTTTATGATGCCCGGCCCGGGTCTGTGCAGTGATTTTGTCGTGCATAAGATGCGTCGTCCCTTTAGCCTGATTCAGGGGCGGTAAAAACGAGGAATGTTGGACCAAGGTTCGTTCCGTGTCGTTGACACCGCCTCCCGGCCTACCTGTATGCGTGAATCGTGCGAGCAATTGTAACATTTTGTATGCTGTATATCTATAGAAATGAACATGGGGGCACGGTTTATACGTATTCTATGGTGGATATTGGCATTGGCGGTCATTGTGGGGATCATTGCGTATGTTCAGTCGGGTGCCAAGTGCCGGGCCCGTGGCCCGGTTAGCGCCGAGGGATTAGACAATGGGCCAACGCCGACGTCGGCTCCTACATCGGGCCCTACATCGGGTCCTACATCGGGTCCTACATCGGGTCCTACAGCAGCAACGTTTGGGTCTACGCCCTCTGCTGCAACGTCGGCACCCGTTTCGGCCACCCCTGCTGCTGCCGTTATATCCAAGCCCACTAGCAGAACTAGCAGCAGCATATTTCAGAACATGATGAGGCTCCAACCGGCCGCGGTTTCGCCCATCATCGCGACCTACACGACTCCCACTGCTACCGCAACCGCGACGCCGACCCCTACCGCTTCCGCGACCGCGACGCCGACCCCTTCTGCCGCAACCGCCTCCGCCACCTATACCCCGACGCCGTTGCCGTCAACCCCCACGCCAACGGCCTCGGCAATCAAGGCGGACGTGGGCGGCTACATTCAGACGGCACTGGACGCCGTCGCCGCCGGAAACCTGGCCCTCGTCCTGAGCAGCGTGCAATCCGCCATCAAGGAACAAACCGCTCTGGGCAACGACGCGGTCGTGCAGCTCTTGAACGTCGCCCTCGCCAATTTCAACCAGTACCAAGCCCAACGCGTCATCGCCCAGTGGAACCAAGGCAAAATCTTCCTCCAGGCCGCGCAAATCATCTTGTCGTGTCTGACCTCCCATGCGTCGTACGATTACGGGAGCAACATTCAAAGTGCATGCCAGGCGCTGAACCCCCCCGCGCCTCAAAAAGACACGCAAACCGCCATGAAGTACCTGAACAACGCGGCCAGCGTGCAAGCGGCCAACGGCAACCTGTACGCCTCCGGATTCCTCAAACAGGCGGTGTCCTTTTTACAATTGCAAAACCAAAACGTCAATGTTGGCAGCATGACCCCGGTGCAGGCCGCGCTGTACGAAATTGCGAGCGCTTTAGCTAATTTGAATGCCGCCAGTGCCACCAATATTAGCGGTTCCAGTACCCTGAATGTTCCCAATGTCAGTATAGGATCTTCAGAAACCGGTACGGCTGAGGCAGCCACGACGGAGGCCGGGACCGCGACTGGGGCTGCCTCCTCTTGGTGGAATTGGAGCACGTTGAAACAACAGTACCCGTTGCATGTCCCGCAAGTGATACAAAACTTTTTGGATGCCCGCGCCATGTTCAACAGTTCGGAGCAATCCATCACCACCTATTTAACGGAAAAAGGCGGGTACGACGGCTTGATTCAACAAATACACCAGGTTTCCAACGAAATGAACAGCCTATAATTTCACGTGGTATCCTATAGAATTGTACCATGAAGATGATGATATATGTGGTGCTCTTGGTCCTCTTGGTAATGATCCTGGGGATCAGTGTCGCCATGATGGGAGGTACCAAGGAAGGATTGGATATGGGAACGCCCGTGGCCACGACCACACCGATGGGAACGCCAGTGGCCATGACTACGACCCCGACTTCCAATGGGATTATCGCTTCGCAGTCGCCTACATCTTCATCGGTGGGTAATCTGGTCAATCAACTGTCGGGTCCGGCGGCCACGTTATCAAGCGATACCACCCCGATGCCTACCGAGATGGCGACGTTGTCTGCTACATTCGCACCCACTTCTGCCTCCGCTACCACTCCTTTCGCTACCGCTACCGCGAATGCTACTGCACAGGCTACCCTTACTCCGACTCCGTTATCTACCCTTACTCCTCTAGCGACGCTAAAAGCGACGC